TTACGCCACCAGGCGAAGCGGCTTCTTCGCACCTGACCTCCCCGGCTTCTTTTGCTCCAGGGCGGCTAGCACCTGACCGGCGAAGTCGGCAGCGGCGTGGGTGTAGAGCCAGGTGACCTTGCCGGCGCGCTCATGCCCAAGGACCTCCTGCACGATCACCTCCGGCACGCCGCGGTCGTGGAGCCGCGACGCATACGCATCGCGCTGGTCGTGGAAGTCCGGCCAGTAGTCGGTTCGTTCCTTCTCCACCTTCCGCATCCGGCCAGTCTCCGGGTGCGGCTCCTCGGCCCAGTACTTCTTGACCTTCATCCGCGCAACCCCGGCCGCCTTGATCGCCTTGATCCACAGCCGCCGGAACGCAGACCGGCGGATCGGTGCCCGATACGGCTGCCCCTGACGACTCTTCTTGTTGCGGCCGTGGAATACGAGCTCGTTCTCGCGGAGGCCGTCGACCGGCTCGGAGACGGCGGTACTCGCGTCCGGCTCCTCCGCGAAGAGTTCGCGCAGGACCCTGCACGCCAGCCCGGTAAGCGGCACGGTGCGCAGGCCAGCGTCAGACTTCGGGTACGCCTTGCGCTTGATCTTCCCGCGCACCTCCGTGAGCACCTCCCTTACATGCAGGCGCCGGGCCTTGAAATCGACCCAGCACCAGCGCAGACCGGCCAACTCACCCCACCGGAGTCCAGTCTCCTGGGCAACGATCTGGAGTGCGTGCATGTAGTCGGGCAGGTTCGCGCGGATCAGCCAGAGCTGCGCGTACGTGGGCGGCCGCCGGTCCTCGGGGTGCTTCTTCTTCACCCGGGGGAGCTTCACGCCCTCCGCCGGGTTGAAGGGGAGGCGCCGGTCGAGCTTGGCGGCCTCCAACATCCGGTCGAGGATCTGGAACGCTTTCACGACTGAGGACGCGGCGAGCGGCCCCCCGTTGGCGTCGTGCAGGCCGTTGACCCAGGTCTGGATGCCGAGCCAGCTGAACTCGTACAGCTTCGTTTTGCCCCAGTGCGGCTCGATGTGGTTCCGGTAGCTCCGACTGTCTCGGTCGAGAGTGGTTTCCTCGCCGGTTTGCGTCGGCCACCACAGGCGGTGCCAGGCGCACAGGGTGATCTCGGAACGGGCAGGGTCGACCCATGTCCGCTGACGCATCTCGGTGCGGACTTGCTCCAGGAACTCGATGCCCGCGGTCTCTGTGGGCCAGTTCTTGCTGCGGCCCTTGCCGGTCGGGTCTGTGTACCGGGCCTCCCACGATCCGGCGTGCTCCTCGATCGGAACCGGGGTGCGCGGATTGCGGGGGTACTTCTTGAGGCACGGCGGGCACCCGCACTTCATCGACGGGTTGGGGCGCGGGTTTCGTGGTGCGGTCGTCGTCTTGGTGGGCACGGCGTACTCCTGATCAGAGCGGGCCGGCGGCGATGGCGTTCTGCGGGATGGTGATGGGGTCACCGCAGAAGCAGGTGAGTCCGCCGCCGGGTGTGGTGGGTGCGCCGAGGTCCGCCAGGAGCGCCGCGAGTTCTCTGATCAGGGTGTGACGGTGGGTGCCCCCTTGGACAGTGATGGTGATCTCGTCCGGGTCCCAAGTTGCGGTGTCCGACTGGGCGTTGTCGGCTACGGCGATGAGAGTGCACACAGATATCCCCAGGGCTCGCATAGGTGCGGTAGCCGCTACGGGAGGACAGCGGAGGTTGAAGATTACATCTGTGTGCGGATGTGGTGTAGGTGTTTCGTCATATGCATTCGGAAGAGCGAATTCCCCCTTGGATTAGGCAACCCTCATTTACTACGTTGAGGCACGAGCCGCCCCGAGCATGACCTCGGCAGTCTCAATGAGCGTGCGCTGAGCCCTCCGAGGGAGCTGACGGTAGATCTCCAGGAGGCGCTGCTCCCGTTCCTCATCGGTCGGGCCCGGGATCGGGCGCCCGGAGGCCTGGAAGAGCTGGCGCGGTGTCACCTCGACACCCCACTCACGCATCACGTTTCCGATCGCGCGGAGGTCGTCCGGGTTGATCCGACTGGTCCCCCTGGTGCGATTCATCCAGGCGTTGAGAGTGGGGTACTTGATGCCGGCGGATTCCGCCAGTTCCTTCTGCGACCGGTCGCCCGCCTCTTCGAGGAGGCGGGTGAGGAGTGCTGCCAGGTCCTCGCCGGTGGGGGCGGGGTCCTCGGCGGCGCGCACATGGTCGCCGGGGTGGTTCGGGCCTGTAGTCACACAGCGCAGAATCCCGCATCTGCATCTACATCCGCAAGTAGATCCCAGCACGTTGACCCGTATTTGACCGCGCACCGGCGCACCTACATGACCCCCGTGCGCCCCCCTTGAGCTTGCCCTCGCCCTCGGTGAGCCCCTTGACGAAATCTACATCTACATTGCAGACTGTAGATAGCGCAGGTCAGCAAGGTCTGCGGGACCCCTATTCGGCCATGCGCCGGAGGATCACCATGCGACGACTGGACAAGGGAGCCCCGCTCCGCGCCGCCATAAGGGCGGCCGGGCTGGACATCCCGCACCTCGCCGCCCGAACGAAGGAGCTGGACCCGACGGGCCGCGGACTGAGCCCCGCGTACGTCGGCTTCATCGCCGGGACCGGCAAGAGCGCCCGCGAGGACTGCTCCCAGCGGGCCGCCGAGCTCATCGCCCAAGCCCTCGACCAGGAGGTCACCGCGCTCTTCGAGCCGGTCTTCTTCACGGTCGTGGAATCTACATCTACAAGCAGATCGACCGTCGAGGTTTCCGGAAAGTCGGCGGCGCGGAAGGCCGCACCGCTGCCGGAGCAGCTGCTCGACCAGCGCGAACTGTCGCACTTCCTGCGGAAGTCGCCGAGCTGGATCGACGCACAGATCAAGGCCGCGCGGGACGCGGGCCGGCAGTGGCCGGGCCTGCACTACGTCGGCCGTAGTCGGCGCTTCGACGCCCACGCGGTCCTGGCGGGGCTGCGCGAGCAGCGCACCCAGGTCTCCGCCTGACACACCGCGGGGTCGCCCGCACCGCCAAGTACCGGACGACCCCCAGACCCACCACCACACCAGAGAACGGGAGGCAGGCCGTGAAACCACAGGCTAGCCCCAAGATCAGCACCCTGCCGGGAGCGGGACGGGAGCCGGAGCTCCTCGCCCTCGCCCGCAGCGGCGACCGGGAGGCATTCGCCACCCTCTACAACGAGCACCACGCCGAAGTGTCCCGGTACATCCGGGGGCACATCGTCGATGCGTACCTCGCCGAGGACCTGGTGCAGGAGACCTTCCTCCGAGCGCTCCGCCGTATCTCCACCTTCACCTGGCAGGGCCGCGAGTTCGTGGCCTGGCTCGTGACCATCGCTCGCAACCTGATCGTCGACCACTTCAAGGCCCTGCGGACGCGCCTGGAGACGCCCGTTGGCGATCTGGTCGACACAGACGCGCTCGTCGACAGTGCCGAGGACACCGGGCTGCGCAAGCTGGCCGCAGTCGAAGCCGCCGACACCGTGCACGGCGCGCTCCTGGCGCTCACGCCCGACCAGCACGCAGCGATCCAGCTTCGGTACCTCAACGAGTTGTCGATCTCGGCAACCGCGAAGGCGATGCGCCGAACCGAGGGCAGCGTCAAGCAGCTCACGTACCGGGGCCTGACCGCGATGCGTCACCTGGCGGTGGCGGCATGAACAAGAACCTCCCCGCCGCGATCACGATGGTCCGCGAGCTGCTCGCCGGTGACGGCGACGTCGCGACCACCATCGGTCACGCCCTCGACGGGGCCGGCCTCCTGGTCGACCCCGAGCGCACCTTCGGCGCGGTGCTGCGCCGGACCCCGCAGGGCTGGGCTCCGGTCGCTCCGGCCACGCAGCCCGCGCCGCCGGAGCCGACGGAGTTGGAGCAGCAGGCGTCGGACTGGGACGCTGCGTGCCAGCGCGCCGCGCAGCTCGTCGAAGCCATCCGCTCCACCTACGCCGCCGAGCCCGACTTCGTGGGTGTCCGCGCCGACCGCGACACCGTCGTCATCAGCCTCCAGATCACCGACCTGTCCCGGTGGGCCGGGTGGATGTCGACGCTCGGCATCGTCGAGCACCAGCTGACCGGCCTCGACTATGTGGTCTGCGGCCGCACGACGATCGGCGACGTGCCGGTCAGCGTGCTGGCGTACGACGTGCCGGAGGTACAGGCCGTCGCCCAGGCGAAAGCTCGCCGCCCGTACCGGCACGCCGGGCTCATCTACGACCTGGCCGTCGGACACAAGGACATCACCGGCGACACCTGGTACTTCCACGGGGACTACTCGGCGGAGGGGATGCCGCTGCTGTCGCAGGACGGGCGCCCCGAGCGCTGCACCCTGGCCGCCGTGGTCGACCTGCTCGGCCCGATCCTTCCCGTCCGTGAGCCGGTTGCGGCCGCGCAGGGCGGTGAGCGCGGATGAGCGACGTCATCACCACGCCCGCGACGGTCGAGCTGTTCGACGGCACGGTCACCCTGACCGACTGGTCGCTGACCGAGCTCTCGCCCGATCACTACGGGCACAGCTACATGCAGATCGGCGGCTGGCTGCCCGAGGGCTACCAGCCGGGCCCGATCTCGCAGGGCACCAACCACATGGTCCGCGCGGACCTGCCGGGCATCACCGACGTCGCCCAGGCCGTGAACGTGACGGTCGAGACGATCAGCTACGGGGGACCGCAGCGGTTCATGAAGATCCAGTGGCGGCACCTGTCCTACCCGGCCAACTGGCTGGAGGTGCTGCACGAGACGGGGAACTTGCCCGCCCCTCTCGCCCCGAAGTCGGAGGAGCCGTCGCGTGTCGACGGACTCAGCTACCGGGCTCAGCAGCTGCTCGCCCACATCCACGCCGACCCCGGCACCCGGTGGAAGACCGGACGCGCGGAGCAGGTGTACGCGGACCTCGGCTACCCGACGCGCGGCCGACGCCACAACGCCCGGACCGACCTGAACAACCTCGCCACCCGCGGCCTCCTCACGGCCCACGGCCCCGACGACGGCCGGTACTTCCTCCTCGCCCAGCCCAAGGACGGTGCCTGATGGCAGCCAAGACGACCGCGAAGGCCTGGAACGGTGGCCTGGTCGGCGAGCCCACGCCGCCGCGCGACGTGCAGACGACCGCCCGGTGCACGACCACCGGGTGCGGTGCCCAGCCCGGCGGGGTGCGCCGCATCCCCGGCTGGGTCGTGATCGACGTGGTCGGGAGCAGCGAGCCGAAGCGCCAGTTCTGCTCCTGGGACTGTGCCGCGTACGGGTCCGCCCTCGCCGAACTCCGCGTCGGAGGTGTCCGGTGAACGGTCCCCAGCACTACCGCGAGGCCGAGCGTCTCGCCGAGCGCGCCCACCACTTCACCTACGGCGACGGGGCAAATCCGGTCGTCGGTGCCGCTCTCGCCGCCGAGGCGCAGGTACATGCCACCCTCGCGCTCGTCGCTGCGACCGCCATGCAGGCCGCCGTGGACGGCTCCGAGCCGGGCATGAGCGGCCCCGAGTTCGCCGCCTGGCACAAGGCCGCAGGTGTGAAGCCGGGTGAGTGCGGATGAGCGCCTACTCCCGGGCCTACCAGGGCCTCGTCAAGGGCGGCATGCCCGCCACTCAGGCCGCGAACCTCCTCGGTGAGCTGCGGAGCGAGACGGGGGCGGAGCTGTCCGCCGGCCTCCTCGCCCGGGCCGCCGAGATGTACGGCCAGAAGCAGCCGCACGACAGCAAGGCCATCGCCCGGCGCCGTACCGCCCGGTTCGGCGCGGTCCGCGACGCCGCCCAGTGGCTCGTCGCCGCCACCGCGACCGGCCGCCTCACCACCACCCCGCAGCAGCGCGCCCCCCGGAGCAACACGTGACGACCTTCACCTTCACCGATGCCACCCGCGAGACCGCGAAGGCCCGGATCGCCATCCAGGGCCCGGCCGGGTGCGGCAAGACCAAGACCGCGCTCCGCATGGCCGAGGGCCTGGCGAAGAACGGCGTGATCGCCCTCGCCGACACCGAGCGCGGCTCCGCCAAGAAGTACGCCCCCGTCCCCGGACGGCCGGACCTCGGCGGCCACCGCTTCAAGCACGTCGAGATGGACACCCACGACCCCCGGCACCTGATCGACCTCGTCCGCCAGGCCGAGGAGATCGGCGTCGAGGTCCTCATCATCGACTCCTACAGCCACTTCTGGAACGGCAAGGGCGGCCTCCTGGAGATCGTCGAGACCGCCGGAGCCAAGGCGGGCAGCGGCGGCACCTTCGGCGGCTGGCGCACCGGCAACCCCATCGAGCAGCAGATGCTCGACGCGATCCTGAACTTCCGGGGTCACCTCATCGTCACGATGCGCACCAAGGGCGACTACGTGATCGAGGGCAAGAAGGTCACCAAGGTTGGAGTCAAGGCCGTCCAGCGCGAAGGCGCTGAGTACGAATTCGACGTCGTGATGGACATGATCGAGGGCACCGCCACGGTCACCAAGACCCGGTACACGCCCCTCGACGGCCTCTGCATCCACCACCCCGGCGAGGAGATCGGGGAGACGATCCTCGACCAGCTCGGCCAGGGCGTCGACCCCGTCGCGGCGATCGTAGACGCGGCGGCCGCCGACGAGCTCACCCTCGACGCCGTCCTCCAGCTCTCGGCCGACGCCGCCCGCCGCAACCTGCGCCAGGCCGGTGTCCTCCACCCCACCGGGGGTCAGCCGACCACGGTCGATGCCCTGCTCCGTGAGCGCCTGGGCGACGTCGTCACCGCCCTCCTCGCCGACGATTCGATGACGTACGACCGCGCGATCGAGCTGCACCGCCGAGCCGAGGCCGGCGGATGGATCGCGGTTGAGCGGATGGTCGAGGAGGACGGCGACCTGGTCATGTTCACCCTCGGCGACCTGATCAAGGCCCGTGGTACGGCGCTCAGGCCCACGCCGCAGAAGGCACCGGAGAACTCGGCCCCGAGCACCGGCAACGCCACTGCGGGGGCAACCGGCGGCCGGCCGGGCAGCGAGGCGGTGACGGCCCCGCAGTCGCGGAAGATCTTCGCCACCCTCGCCGGGCTCGGCCTCGACAACTCCGACCGCGAGCGCCGCCTCCGCGCCATCAGCCTCATCGTCGGCCGCCAGGTCCCCACCCAGAACGACCTGACGTTCGGGGAGGCCGCCGTCGTCATCGAGACGCTCGACGGCTTCACCGGCGACGACGCGGCCGACCGGTTCCGGGAGCACCTGAACAAGCTCCTGGACGCCGCCCGCGAGCCCGTTTCCGCCTGATCCACCACTGGCTGCGGGCCCGGCCGCCGACTCCCGGCCGGGCCCGCACCACCCCAGAGAGGAGGAACACCCAGTGGTGGACCCCACCCCCGAGCAGCGCGACGCCATCGACACCTACGGCGACGGCATCGACCTCGTACTCCAGGCCGGCGCAGGCTGCGGGAAGAGCTCGACGCTGAAGATGATCGCGAAGTCGGACCCACGCCGTCGGATGGTCTACGTCGCGTACAACAAGGCCATCGCCGCCGAGGCCTCGCGCTCCTTCCCCGCGACCGTGCTGTGCAAGACCGGCCACGGCCTGGCCTACGACCCCCGGTACAACGAGCGGCTCTTCGGCCCTCGCCAGACCGCGCACCAGGCCGCTCAGGCCCTCGGTGTGAAGGAAATCCTCGGCATCATCGGCGCGACTCCGTCCATCGCGACGGACCTCGGCCCTCGGAAGCCGATGACCGGCAAGATCATCATGCGGGCGGCGCTCGACACGATTACCCGCTGGTGCCACAGCCCCGACCCTGAGATCCGGAAGTGGCACGTCCCGCAGTACGACGGCCTCACCGGCGAGCAGCCCCGCACCGAACTCCTCGCCCTGGTCCTCCCCGTGGCGCTCGCCGCGTGGGCCGACCTCACCGACGAGGACGGCGTGCTCAAGCTGTCCCACGACCACTACCTGAAGATGTGGGCGCTCAGCGGCCCGAAGCTCCAGACGGACGTGGTGCTCCTCGATGAGGCACAGGACACCAACGACGTCCTCAGCGCGGTGCTCCTGGAACAGGACCACGCCCAGCGGATCGCGGTCGGCGACTCCGCCCAGCAGATCTACAGCTGGCGCGGCGCGAACGACGCCCTCCAGAAGTTCGTCCGGACGCTCGGCGCACCCGAGCTGACGCTCTCCCAGTCCTTCCGATTCGGCCCGGCCATCGCCGCCGAGGCGAACCGCTGGCTCCGCGTCATCGACGCACCCCTCCGCCTCACCGGCTACGACCAGGCCGACTCCACCGTCGGCCCCGTCGGCAACCCGGACGCGATCCTCTGCCGCAGCAACTCCGGCGCCATGGGCATCGTGATGGAGGGCCTGGCCGCCGGCCGTAAGGTCGCGCTCGTCGGCGGAGGCGGGGACATCAAGTCGTTGGCCTGGGCCGCCGAGGCGCTCCAGTCCGGGCAGCCGACCGACCACCCCGAGCTGATGGGTTTCCCGTCCTGGGACGCGGTGTGCGAGTACGCCGAGGAGGAGGACGGCTCGCTCAAGACGCTCGTACGGCTGATCAACGACCACGGCACCGGCCCCATCCTCGCGGCGGCCGACGCGCTGGTCTCCGAGAACCGCGCGGAGCTCGTGGTCTCGACGGCGCACAAGGCGAAGGGCCGGGAGTGGCCCGCCGTCCGGATCCACAGCGACTTCCGGGCCCCGAAGTCGGACCCCACCAGCGGGCACATCCTCCTCCCGCGTGAGGAGGGCCGCCTCGCGTACGTCGCGGTGACCCGGGCCCGCCAGCAGCTCGACGCCGAGGCCCTCGCCTGGGTCGACACCATCACGGCGGTGAGCTCATGAGCATCGTCGAGTGGGTTGTCATCGGCCTCGTCGCCGCCTGGGCCGCCGTGATCGCGGGCGCCGCCGTCCTGTTCCGCATCGCGTACGTCTCCCTGGCCGACGAGGACGACTTCGCCGCCGGCCTTGACCGCCTCCGCGCCGCCATCGCCACCGCAGACATCGAGACCGAGCCCGGCGGTCCGTCCGCCGACCTCATCGACTGCTGGGGCATCTGGCCCGACGCCCCCATCCACACCGGAGAGGACGACCTCCGATGACCCCGATCGACGTCCCGTGGGGACTCGCCGCCTGCCTGGGCTGCGACACGGACACCTGGTTCCCCGAGGGCCGTACCAGCGCGGCGAACACCACCCGCGTGGAAGCCAAGACCACCTGTCTCCGCTGTCCGATCCGCGACGCGTGCCTGGAGTCCGCCCTCATCGAGGAGCGCGGGCTGGGGGCATCGAGCCGCCACGGGATCCGGGGCGGGAAGTCCGGCAAGCAGCGCTTCGAGCTGGCGACCCGGACCGGCGCGCCGCCGAAGCAGCAGCGCGCCTGCTGAGCACCGGGTGCGCGGACGTTGACCCGCTCCGTCCGCGCACCCGGCCACCACCCACCAAGCAGTGCCCGAAAGGAAGCCAGAAGTCATGAGCACCACGAAGCCCGCCGCGGAGGAGACCGAGGAGCGCACGGTCCGCCCGTTCGCCGCGTTCCTCCAGGAGCAGTCCGGCGGCCAGCTGCACGACGAGCTGTCCACCCGCCTGCACGAGCTCATCGAGGCCGTCCGCGAGACCGGCAAGGCCGGGGCCATCGCGCTGAAGATCGACGTCAAGCCGATCGCGGGCACCGACGGCCGGACCGTCACCGTCACGGACACCGTCACCTCGAAGGTCCCGAAGACCGAGCGCCCGAAGTCGATCTTCTTCGTCGACGACACCGGCAACCTCTCCCGCACCGACCCGCGCCAGCCCGTCATCACCGGGCTCCGCGAGGTCGAGCCCACCCCCGCCCCCACCCAACTCAGGAGCGCCAAGTGACGCTGAACCGCTACGACGCCGCCATGCCGTCCGACCTGAACGGCACCCAGGCCGTCATCGACGTCGCCATGCGCGCCGCCCAGCCCCACCAGCTCGAACCCGGCTTCATCTACACCCTCGTTACCCCGGGCGGCGGGGTCCAGAAGGTTGACCTCACCGGCCCCGAGCACACCGGGGTCCCGGCACGGAAGAGCGGCACCACCGTGGTCCGCGACGTCGAGTCCTTCCTCGCCTACTTCGACAAGCACGGCAACGACGACAGCGAGGTCTACGCGGACGTCGAGCGCCGCACTATCACCGCGGTCCTCGACGCCCACACCGCCGAGGACGCCCGCTGGGGCGGTCACCGCGTCGAGCTCCACCTCCGCGAGACGTCCGCCTGGCGGGCCTGGACCTCCATGGACGGCCAGCTGATCCCGCAGGGTCAGTTCGCCGAGTTCGTCGAGGACAACCTCGTCGACCTGGTCGAGCCGACGGCCGCCACGATGCTGGAGCTCGCCGAGTCCTTCGAGGTGACCACCTCCGCCGAGTTCCAGTCTTCTCAGCGGCTCGACTCCGGTGCCCGGAAGTTCTCGTACGTCGAGGAGCAGACCGGGAAGGCCGGCCACAAGGGCGACATCACCATCCCGGCGACGCTGACCCTGGCCCTGCGGCCCTTCGAGGGCACCGAGCCCTACAAGGTGATCGCCCGCTTCAAGTACCGCCTGGACAAGGCGAAGGGCGAACTGCGCCTCGGCTTCAAGATCGAGCGCCCCGGCGATGTCCTCGCCGCGGCCTTCGCCGACATCCGGACGCTCATCGATTCCGACGTCCCGATGGCCGTGCTGAACGGCGCACCGGCTCGTATCTGATCCCCGCTCATGGTGCGGCCGGGTCACCCCCGGCCGCACCCCGCACCACCCCGAAGGAGCCCTGTGGGCGGCCGCCTGTACGTCGAGGTGCTGGACTACGCGCCGACGACGCTGACACACCGCGAGAAGCTCGCCCTCGCGGTGCTGGCCGACGACGCTCGGGACTCGACTCGGATCACTTGGTCCAGCGTCGAGTCGGAGAAGATCCTCCGCCGCGCCCAGGTCTCCCGCGCCCAGATCTACGCCCTGATCAAGGCGCTGATCGCGAAGGACTGCCTCAAGCGGGTCTCCGCCGGCCAGAAGAACGGCACGGCGAAGTACATGATCCTCCCCCTTCAGCGTCCGCAACTTCCGGACCCTGAGAACGACGATCAGCGTCCGGATTCCCCCGACACTGACAGGGGCTCTCAGGGTCCGGAGAACCCGGACACTGACGCTCAGAGTCCGGAAATCCCTGACACTGACGACTCTCAGCGTCCGGACTCTGCGGACACTGACCAGTGTCAGGAAAACCCGGACACTGACGAGCCTCAGTGTCCGCAAATCCCTGACGTCAGTGTCAGGGAATCCCGGACGCCTACTCTCTCTCCTCTCTCTACAAGACCTCTCTCTTCTCGCGAACCGTCCGTCTCGGCTGACGCACAAGCCGCGCCAGAAGACGACGTCGTCGATGCCGAGGTCCTCGACGAACCCGCGGACGAGCACCCGGGCAAGGTCACCACCCAGACGATCGTCGGCGAATGGCTGGACCGCTGCGCCACCCGCCCGCCGTCCCGCGTCGTAGGCCAGATGGGCAAGGAGATCCGCGTCCTCCTCGAGGAGGACCGCATCCACCCCGACACCATCCGGCGCGGCATCGCCACCTGGATGACCAAGGGACTCCACCCCTCGACGCTCCCCTCCGTCGTCAACGAGGTCATGAACGCCTCTCGTGCCGCTGCCCCCCGTCAGACCGGCGGCCAACACGGCTACGACCCCGACACCGGCATGGACCTTTTCGACCGCGCCCTCGCCCGCGCCCAGGCCCGACAGCCCCAGGAGGATCAGTGACCCCCGAGGAAGCAATCCTCATCGCGAAGTACGTCGCCAGCGTCTGCCCCCAGCAGCGCTTCAACGAGCACACCCCCGACGTCTGGGGCGACATCCTCGCCCCGTACACCGTGGACGACGCCCGCGCCGCAGTCATCGCCGTCGCCGCCCGCCAGGCCTTCGTAGCCCCCGCCGAGATCGTCACCGAGATCAAGGCACGCAGGGAGGAGCGCATCGAGCTGGCGCACGTCGTCTACGACGGCAACCCCGACGAGACCGGCGCCCAGTCCGCCGCCGCCCGCCGCGCCCTCATCACCGCCGCCGCCGACGGCCTCCTCCCTGCCCGCACCCCAGCCGCCGCCCTCGGCACCGCCGACCGCCTCGCCCTCCCGCCCGGCGAACCCGGCCCCTACACCAACCGCGTCGCCGCCATCCGGGCCGCCGTCGGCCAAGCCACCCCCACCGCCCGCGAAGGCGTCGTCAACCCGCGCGCCATCGGCTGCCGCGTCTGCCAGGCCCTCCCCGGCGTCAGCTGCGACGCCGGCGGCCGCCGCATGCGCGACGTCCACCCCGGCCGCCTCGAAGACGCGAAGCGCCAGGCCGCCGGCCTCCCCCCGATCGACCCCGACGAAGCCCGCGCCGCCGAAGACCGCATCCGCGCCGCCTCGGCCGCAGCCCTCGCCCAGCACGACACCACCGAGGAGCCCTCCTGATGCGCACCGCCCGCTTCCCCCAGCTCGCCGTCCGCTGCCCCTGGCCCCCATGCACCGCCCCCGTCGGAGAGCTCTGCTCCAACGCCGCCCTCGGCACCACCTGGCGCAACAAAACCCACGACGTCCGCCGCATCGCCTGGGTCATCCACACCACCACCTGCCCCGTCTGCGCCGCCGCCCCCGACAGCCCCTGCATGACCCAGCCCCCCGCGCTCCGCACCGCCCTGCCCGCCCCGCACCCCGAGCGCATCGCCGAGGCCGACACCAACCACACCGCCACCCACAGGACCCCGCCATGGCCCCACAGTGCCCCGACTGCCACAAACCGATCCGCTGGACCCGCACCGAAGCCGGCCGCCGACTCGCCGTCGATCCCGACCCAGACCCGACCGGCAACGCCGCCGTCTGGCGCGACGGCAACGGCACCCTCCGCTCCCGCCGCCCGACCGCCGACCTCCCCCTGACCGGCTGGGAACGCCTCCACCTCCCCCACATCGCCACCTGCCCCGCCCGCCAGGAACAGACCGCCCTCCCTCCCGGCCGGAGTCACCCGACTCTCCGACCACCGCAGAAAGAAGAACCGGTGACATCAACCCCCGTACCTCAAAGCAAGATCAACGCCACGCTGGCCGACCCCGGCAAAGGCGAACACCTCTGGATCATCCTCGCCATGTACAAGGTCGGCGACGACACGATCCGCCGAATGAACAACGGAGAAGACCCGGGGCCCACCCTCCTCGACCACGAGAACCTGCTGACCACCGAAGGGGTCGGCTGCTTCAAGTGCGAGCAGCCCTACAGCAAGTTCATCGCGCACCGGAAGTGCACCGGATCGATGGGAGACCCCTCGTGACCAAGCCCGAGACCACCCACGAGGGCCCCGACCCGTTCTACGGCGGCCTTAGCACCCACGTCGGCACCCGCGAGAAGTGCACCGCCCCCGACTGCGGCCCCCTCGACCCCGAAGACGAAATCCGCGACGCCGTCCTCGACCTCGAAGCCCTCCACGAAGCCGCGCACGGCACGAGCTGGCGCGTGGCCCGCGAAGACGAGGACGTCTACGACACCTCGTGCCGCGCCATCGGTATCGAGCCCACCGACCACGACGACCTCGTCTTCCAGGCCGAGAGCATCACCGACGAGGACGCCGCCTACATCGCCGCCATGGGGCCCAACGTCGGCCGCCTCCTCGCCAACCTCCTCCACGAGATCGCCGAGGACCACGGCCCCGGACTCGACAACCGCCAGGCGATCCACCAGGCCGCCCACAAGCTCGCCACCACCATCAACAACCGCCCCCAGTGATCATCGTCGCCTTCGTCGCCCTCGTCACGATCACCACCGGCCTCATCACCGGCACCTGGACCAACCTCCCCAACCTCAAGATCACCAAGCGATAGATACCCACCGCGTGAACCGGTTCCGATCTGGTTCGCGCGCAGGGAGAACAGGAAGATCACATGGCACTGCCCACCCTCACCGGCGTCGGCCGCCTCACGAACGACCCCGAGCTCCGCTTCACCCCGTCCTCGAAGGCCGTCGCCTCGATCCCGCTCGCCTTCAACTCGCGCCGGCTGAACCGCCAGACCCAGGAGTGGGAGGACGGCGACGTCCTGTACGTGCGGGGGACGGCGTGGGAGCGCCTGGCGGAGAACGCCGCCGAGACCCTGGCGAAGGGGATGGAGGTGATGGTCTCCGGCGAGCTGCGTACGGAGAGCTGGGAGAAGGACGGTCAGAAGCACGAGCGGACCGCGCTGCTGATCCGCTCGATCGCCCCCAACCTGGCGTTCGCGACCGCCGTGGTCTCCAAGGTCACGTCCGGTCAGAACGGCGGGCAGGGAGGCGCACAGCCGGGCGGGCAGGCCCAGCAGGGCCGACCCCAGCAGTCCCGCCCGACCCAGCCCCCGGCCGACGACCCCTGGGCCATCGACAACGCCAAGGGCTACAGCGAACCCCCGTTCTGATGGCCGCGCTCCTCCGCCTCCCCGGCGGCGCGGGCGAGGCCTCGGAGATCGTCGAGGCGCTCCTCGTCGCCGCCGGGGCCCGCGACACCACCGCCCCCAAGCTCGCCGCCCGCTGGCGCCAGATCGCCGACGACATCGGCGACGCCCTCGACCTCTTGCCCGTACCGAAGACCACCCAGGAGCAGAACTGATGCGCATCTTCTACGACACCGAGTTCCTCGACGACGGCCGGACCATCGACCTGATCAGCATCGGCATGGTCGCCGAGGACGGCCGCGAGCTCTACGCCGTGTCCTCCCAGTTCGACCAGGGCGCCGTCCGCCGGCACGGCTGGCTCATGGCCAACGTCTGGCCGTCCCTGCCGATCCTGAAGAACCCGCCCGGGCAGCGCGGCATCGACCGCATCGACGTCACCGACCCCGACGTCCACCCCCGCGCCCAGATCGCCCGCATGGTCGAGCGCTTCATCCTGGAGACCCCGGACCCGCAGCTCTGGGCCTACTACTCCGCGTACGACCACGTCGCCCTGGCCCAGCTCTGGGGTCCGATGTCCAACCTGCCGCACGGCATCCCGATGCAGACCGACGACCTGGTCACCGAAGCGAAGCGCCTCGGCCTCACCCCGGGCGAGCTCCCGACGCAGGTCGACGGCCACCACAACGCCATCGAGGACGCCCGCCACAACCTCGTCATGGCCAGGTACATGGACTCCATCACCCGCAAGGCCTGACCCACCCCTCCGTACGACCGGACTTGGGGCCCTACGCGAGGGCCCGCCCCCGGCACACCGCCAGGAGCACGCACCATGTTCGGACTCACCACCACCCGACGCCTCCGCGCCGAGATCGACGCGCACGTCGTCACCAGCCGCCGCATGACAACCGCCTGGGACGATCGCGACACCGCCCAGAAGGCTCTCAACGACGAGATCGACGCACACCTCGCCACCATCCGGAACGCCCTCGCCGCCGAGCAGGCCGCCGCCGAGCCGCACCCCGTCCAGCACCCCGACGAACTTTGGTCTCTCATCGACTGGACCCTCTGGGGCTCCGGCATGGGCGACACCTTCCGCGAGCGCCTGGCCGACACCTTCCTCCAGGCCATCACCTCCGACGACCACGCCCAGGCCCTCGAACTCATCCGGTGGTGGACCGAGGACCGCGGCCGCGAACCGCTCGGCCGCCGCCGATACGAGGACCTGAAGCGCCGCCTGCACCGGGCCCTGGCGAACGTGGTCCGGTGGCGCACCGAGGCCCATCGCGCCCGAGGGGAGGCCCGGCTCCTCGCCGAGCAGCTGCTCAACGCGACCAGCAGCCAGTCCACCGCCGCTCGCAAGGTGCTCGGCCTCCCCGACGAGGGCCCGTGGCAACGCGCAGTCGACGGGCTCAACGCCCTGGTCGACGCGGAGATCCCGTTCCACATCGAGCCCGACGGGCACATCAGCAACCCCTGCGGCGACGAGCACATCGAATGGGACCGCAAGGCCGGCCGCTGGCGCCTCGTCCACGACGACGACACCGACGTCACCACCACGGTCGACGAAGTGCTCACGGCCAACGTCAAGGCCGACACCGATGGCTGAGCTCACCCCCGAGCGGCTCTCCGAGATTCGGAGCCTTGCCCCGACGTCCGACCCGATCGACTGCTGGGCCGCCGTCCAGGACCTGCTGCGCGACCGCGAGCAGCTGCTCAAGGCGAACGGCGCGGCGGCCGAGGAGCTCGCGACCTGGACCGGGTCGCTGGCCCTGTGACCGACACCTGCGGGGTGTGCAACCGGCCGCTCCACGACCCCGAGTCGAGGGCGGCCGGCATCGGCCCCACCTGCGCCAAGAAGTTCCACGTCAGCACCGCGACCGCGAGCTCCCACCAACTCACCTTCGAGGAACCCATGACCGACCCGAAGCCCACCGGCCGCTGCGGCAACGACCCGCGGACCGTGCTCAGCCCCGGCGACCAGGCCGCCGTCGCCGAGTTCAAGGAGTACCTCGCTGAGAGGGCCCGCGCGGACCGGGCCGAGGCCGCGATCAAGCGCACCGTCGACCAGATGCGCGCGTACGTCGCCGCCTCCGGCAGCGCCGGGGTGAACCCCCAGCGGGTGATCGACCTGCTCTCTGCGACCTGGCCCAACGGTCCGACCGAGCCGATCACTCCACCTCACATGAACGGTTGAGCATGCAGCAGGGGCGCATCCACCGTCCGCCAAGACCGGATGCGCCCCCAGGTGATCATCACGATAGCCCCACCGCACACCCGGAGCGCCCGATGACCACCACCGCCACCCACACCAGCGAGCGCCACCTCTTCACCATCGCCCACCACTGGCGCGACCTCCGCGAACACCTCGCCACCCGCGGCACCACCTGGCCCCCCACCATGGGCATCGCCACAATCAGCAACCGCGACCAGGACGACGAGCAGGCCGAGGCCGCCACCTGGCGGGCCGAAGCCCTCCGTGCCCTGGAGCGCGACCCCGCCCAGCCCGGCTGGACCGCCGCCCCACTGCGCCTCGACGTCCTCGACACCATGGTCACCGTCGAGGCCGGCCTCCTGGAGCTCGCCGACCAGACCGCGGCCGCCGTCCAGCACGCCCCGATCACCCCCGCTCCAGCACGCCGTTCGTGGCCGGACGACCCGCGCGCCCGCCGTACCGCCGAGGCGGACGACCGGCGCCGCAACCAGCTGGCGCTCCGCGAGTCGAAGAACCCGCGCCGCTGGCGGTACACCGGGGAGCAGCGCACCGCACCCCTTGCCGCGCTCTGGCTCCTCGCCCGCATCCAGGGCGTACGGGGCCCGTGGCGACCGCTCACCGACGCCGAGCAGCAGCGCATCGACGTCGTCGCCCGTACGTCAGCCGACCTCGTCGAGCGGGCCCTCGACGTCGGCGAAGGCCTCGTGCGCCTCGCCGCGCTCTGTCCGGTCTGCTCCGGCTGCCTTGATATGCAAGGCGGCTCGGGAGCGGTACCCGTGGTCCGATGCGGGTCCTGCGGACGCATGTGGAGTGGCAGCGGTGAACAGGGGCTTTGACCGTTCTATGCGGCTAAGTTACTGGTCCGCCGCGTAGCACAGAGGACCGACATCTTCAGCTCAATGCCCCACGACACGACGGCATTCGAGACATGGCTCACGTCGCGGGACTAAAAAGGAACAAGGGTGACACTCTGTGCCAGGGCTGATTGCCCGTCACCTTGGATTCTTAAGTAACTCATCGGTACGCGGCACCCAGTGTCGAACGCGATACCGGTTTCGTGTCAACCCGATGGCGTAACCTGAACGTCACAAGGCCGCCTTCGATCCGAAGGCGGCCTGGGAACAGCTATGTGCGGGGTGCCTCCCGCCGAAGCTACGACAGCAAGGATGGAACCCTTGACTGACTCTTATGACACTACAGTGTCGCCCCTCTCTGGCAACAGTGGGGGGTCTAGTCCATTCGACCGGATCATGCAGCTCGACCACTATGGCGAGGAGTGCTGGTCCGCCCGCGATCTCCAGCAGCTCATGGGTTACGAGCGCTGGGAGCGCTTCGACGACGTGGCCAACCGGGCCAAGGAGACGATCAGCGCCTCCGGCCTCGACCCTCTTGATCACTTTCGCGGTGCCGCGAAATCGATGCCGGGCGGCCGCTGGGGCAAGCAGACGGTGACCGACTACCGCCTGACTCGCTTCGGTGCGTACCACGTCGCCCTCGCAGGTGACGGCCGCAAGCCTGAGGTCGCGGCGGCGAAGACGTACTTCGCCGTCAAGACCCGCGAGGCCGAGCTCGCCCAGCCCCCCGCGCCCGACGTGACGAGCCCCGAGGGCGTTCTCGCTCTCGCCCAGCGTTACGTCGTCGCGGCGCAGGAGCTCGTCACCACGAAGAAGGAACTCGCGATCGCTGCGCCGAAGGCTGGCAAGTGGGACGCCTTCTGCGACAGTGACGGACTGATCGACATGGGGACGGCCGCGAAGGCGCTCACCGACGTCACCGGGGGGCTGGGGCGGACGAAGTTCATGAACCGGCTCAGGGAGAGCGATCTGCGCTTTCTCCAGGTGCAGAACCCTCGGATCCCCTATGAGGTGCACATCCAGGCCGGGAGAGCCCAGGTCAAGATGGTCCAGGCTGGCTACCAGTGGGTGGAGCAGACCTTCCTGACGCCCAAGGGGCTCGACTGGCTGGTGGACCGCCTGGGCGGAACGGCCCTGCCGGCCGCCTGACGTACCTGGGGTCCCTACTGCCGCGGCAGTAGGGACCCTTCGCGTTGTCGGCTGGTCTGCGCGGAGACCAGCTGGCACGGAGGAGCCGGAGCCATCCCTGTCGTACGGTGCGCCAGCTGCGGGCGGGCATGGAGCCACCGACCGACCTGACCGCTCACCCTGGGACGGCCACAGCGACCTCCTCGGTCTGGCCGTCCCAGGTGACGTACAGAGTGCCAGGAATCGGCGCCCCTGCGGCGCCCACCATGGTGAACGGAAACGCTTCCCTGGGTACCAATGCCACATCGTGGATCCGGCCCATGATGTAAGGCTCGTCTCGGGCGGCGACCGTGATTCCAGTTGCGGGCCCCGTTCCCACATTGCGCAAACGGTATTGATTCCGTCCAATGATCTCGATCAGAAAGCGAGGGCGGGGCCTGTTGGCTTCCTCCTCGGCTGCGCGGCGTTCAGCCGCCTCCCGGCGCTGGTCGGCGAGTGTCTCCTCGGCCACGGTTGCCGATCGCTCCGATGCGAGACGAGAGAGACGCGCCTCCTCGACGGACGCTTGCGCGGCAGTTACGGACGCCTGCGCGGCGGTTGCCGACGTCTCCGAGGCGTTCGCTGAACGTCGCCCGTCCTTCTGTGCCCTGATGCTGATCCACAGAGCGATCGCCGCGAACAGGCAGGCCAACCAGGCGGGCCAGTCTCCCCACTCCAACGATGCGGCCCATGACCGCGCGTATCCCCAGTTCATGGCGGGACCGTACTCCGGTGGTCGACCTGGCACACCCCGATCGCCAAACGGAAGCTTCCGTTCACGCCACAACGTCGAGCGACTCCGGCAAACTCGCCTTATGGACGCAGGACTTGCCGCAGTGATCGCGGGAGCAACTGGGGCGGGAGGAGCAGCGCTGGCAGCTTTCGCCACCAGCCTGGGGCTCCTGAAACAGGCGAAGACCCAGGGTGAGCAGGCCCATAAGCAGTGGCTGCGTACTCACCAGCAGGAGGCTTACGGCGAAATGCTGAGCGTTCTGGAAGCGGTTCAGCTAGCCAACCAGGATGCCCTTTTTGCCGCGCGGGGTGAGCTCCGCCAGCAGGTCGCCGCTAACGCCCCTGGGCGCGGTCTGGATGTTGCGCCATCACAGAGAATCCAGGCCCAGGCGCGTCTCCTGAAGGCCACGGCTCAAAAGGTTCAACTTCTCAGCGACAACGAATCAGGACAGGCTGCCGTAGACGGAGCGAAAGCCATGATCACGCTGGGTCAACACACCGTGGGTTTGATCGGGGAGATGAATAGCTCCCGGGAAGAACCTGCTTCGCTCGAGACCTGGGATCAGTTAAATCTCGAAGCGACCATGGCTTATGGCAGGTTCATCGGCGCTGCGCGTGCTTCTCTGCGCGCCAGTTGAAGGGCTGATGTTTAGACCGCGTCCCACTCTTGGGCCCGGCCGCCCCGCCACTCGACCCACGTCGGATCGTCCAGCAGAAGGTCCGGGCCGAGGAGGCCCGCGTCGGCGAGGAACACGACCAGGTCGTGGTCGGAGTAGGCCAGCCCCAGGATCTGCCCGCGCAATGACGCGCCGGCCGCCCGTAGGCGACGGCCGGTGCACGACGATCGGCGCGTGCTCCATCCCTCCAGCGTGCCGCGAGTCGCTGATCACAACAGCCCGAGGGCAGTGTCGGGGCGGCAGACCTGGCAGGCGAAGGTGACGTCTGCGTGCAGTAGGCGTCGGGCGTCGTCCGCTGTGACGGCGTGAACGTCGGCACCGAGTGGCCTGCATGTGCCTTTGTGGATCATGCCCATCGCGGGCCCTGAGCCGTTCTGAGCAACGTACTCCGGAACCGCTGCCCCCTGGGCGAGGCGCTCCTCTTCCCTCTTGATCCATTCGCGGGTGCGGGCGAGGTCCATCTCCTGGACGCGCTCCAGGAAGAGCAGCATGTCCAGGCGGGATGGCCCCCCGGGTTGCCATTCGCTCATATGTTCGAGTCTACGCGCTACTCTCCATCGGACACCTTCGGGCGATCCCCCCACGACCCCGAATGACCCCGAAGAATGTCCTGGACCGTACCCAGCGACGTCCCCACCCGCACCGCGATCTTCCGTAGCGACACCCCCTCCTCGCGCAACGCGTGGACCAGATCGTGACGCTCCTTCTTCCACTTCGCGTTCCGCCTGACCTGCGCCGCCATGACTCGACTCATGGCCTGGACGCGCGCCTCCGGGTCCGCGATCTGCTCCACGGCATCGAGAGCATCAGCCACCTGCCGCACCTCCTCCTCGTCCACGCCCGCACCTTCCTCCCGGGCGGGTACTTGCATCGAGTGTATGGGACCCATACAGTCGACGGAAGTAGCCCCGCGCTGCCTACGCACAAATCCCCCGGCCCGGCGCTGCGAACGCCATATGGGCCGGGGGTGCCCACCCTCAACCACGACGAAGGGGCAGGCATGCCCGACCCTACCGATCTCTCCCAGCCGGACGAAGCCCTCCGCCAGACTCGCGCCATCGAGGAGGCTGGCGACCTCCGCCAGCTCCTCAACCGCATCGCCGACCGGCTCGTCGAGAACCTGCCGGACGCCGCGATGCGCGACGTGAACCGCCTCGCCTACGCCCGCGACTACGCCGAGAACGAGCACGGGCGAAGCACCGACATGGCGCGCGCCGTCGAGCGGGCCCTCCTCCGGCAGATGCCCCGCATCGACGACCGGACCATCACCCGCGGCGAGTACGCGCTCCTCCTCCGCGCCCGCGCCGGGCGCACCACCCGGGCCGAGCGCGTCGCCGCGCTTCAGCGCGAGGCCGCCGAGGCGTACACCGGCGCCCGCCCGCGCGAGGACCAGGCGCTCGCCGCGGTCGTCTGCGCGCGCATCGATGGCAACGCCTCCGCCTGATCACCCCGGCCGAACGCGCCACCGCGTTCGGCCGCACCACGCTCCCGGAGATCCCCATGCCCCGCACTCGCACCGTCGAGCGCAGCCGCCTCGTCCCGCACACCATCGACGGCACCACCCACCTCGTCCTCGACCGGTACAAGGTCGACGTCCCGCAGCCCCCGCGCGACTGGGACCGCGTCGTGCTGACCGGGGTCACCGCGGCGGCCGCCGTGATCGGCGTCGCCTCGATCGTCTGGTCGACCGCGAGCATCGGCAGCCTCCTCGCTCTCGTCGTCCCACTCACCGCCGCCGCGTACGCCGCCGCCCTCGTCTTCGACCTCGCATGGCTGTCCTGCATGGCCCTGGAGTGGCTCGCCCGCTACGACCAGGAACGTGCCGTCCTCCCGCGCCGCGCCGGGTATGTGGCTCTCGGCATCGCGATGGTCGCAGTCGGCACCCACGGCTGGATCTCCGGTGAGTTCGCAATCGGCGGCGTCGCCGCGACCGTGTCCGGCCTCGCCAAGATCCTGTGGACCGTCGTGCTGCGCCACCACGCCAAGCCCCTCGACAGCCACACCCAGCAGTGGGTCGACGCCGAGCGCGCGAAGGCCGGCGGCCGCCTCGCGATGGTGTCCGTCCGCCGCGAGTTGACCCGCGCCGAGCAGGCCGTCGCCGCCGAGCGTGCCGCGCTCTCCGGAGCCTCCGGAGAGAATCCGGAGGCCGGTCCGGATCATCCGGAGGATCGAGCGGAGCGTCCGGACGACGAGGACGCGCCTGCCGCCACCGGGCCGATGACCATTGCGGATGCCGTCCGGACGGCCGTCTCCAGCGGCATCACCGATCCGGACGCCGTCCTCCGCTACGTCCGGAAGGTCGCGGACGCCAACGCCAAGGAGAGCAGCGTCGAGCGGTACCTCCGGACCGTCCGGAAGCCCGCATGAGCGCCCCGGAGAAGGACACCGAGAGCAAGCTCCGCGGCTGGCTCCGGGACCGGATCGACGGCCCCCTCATGAAGCCCGAGCCGGAGCCCGAGCCGCTCGTCAAGGTCCGCTACGTGCCCCCGGCCGGTCCGCCAGCCCCGGCCGAGCCGGACGACCAGGAGCCCGAGGACGACGAGCCGGAGGAGGAGCCCGAGAGCCCGTGGTGGTCCCTGCCGCCCAGCCCGTTCGGCCACCGCACCCCGGAGCCCGAACCGGCCCCCGCCGAGCAGGAGCTCGCCCCTGGGTTCTACGTCACCGTGAACCAGCCGCAGCAGGCTGCGCCCCCGTGGCTGGCACCGGACCCGGCCGCCGAGCGCGCCGCCGAGCGCCTGCACCGGCGCCGGATCTGGCTCGCCTACCACGGTGGCGCGGCCGGAGCCGGGTGGGCGTTCGGCCTCGTCGGCATGATGCGCGACCTCCTGACCGACGCGGGCCCGGCCGCCGCCGGCGTCGGGGTCGCCATGGGCCTCGTCTCCTGGATCTTCGCGAGCTACCTCCCCGGCCTGCCGTACATGCCCCCCGCGCTGCGCCCCGTCCTCGTCTGGGCCGCCCGCATCCCCGTCTGCTCCGCCGCCCTCGCCCTCGCCCTGCACGCGCCTGGCCTCTAAGGACTCCTGACCATGTACTCCATCGCAGCACCCGGCAGCGCCAGCAGCGTGTTCGGCTTCCTCGGCTCCGGCGGCCTCGCGGTCTGCCTGACCCTCTGGCTGATCTTCGGCGTCATCGGCAAGGGCAAAGTCCAACTCACCACCTTCAAGGCCGGCCTGAGCGCGTTCGCCACCGGCGCCTCCTACAACGCCGCCGGGAAAATCTGGTCCAGCCCACAGCAGGTCGTCGAGCAGGGATGGACCGGCCTCGGGGTCGGCGGTGGCCCCGGCGCCTTCGGAGAGATCGGCATCGGCGCCGCCTGCCTGGCCCTCTTCATCCTCATGCTCGTGGCACCGCTCAACCCCGTACGGGCCGCCATCCTCTACGCCACCGCCTCATTCACCTGGCCGTCCGCCGGAGTCGGCTCCATCTGGGACGTCCCGAGCCAGTTCACCGCCGCCCTCTTCCTGATCTTCGGGGCCTGACCCATGGAGACCTGGATCCGCTTCTGGACCGCCCTCTGGCTCGGCTCCGAGAAACTCACCCGCCGCACCGTCGACTGGCTCTGCAACGCCCGCCCCAAGCCCTCGAGCGCGCCAAAGAAGCCCGCGAAGGAGAAGCCCGAGGGCACCCCGAACAGCACAGAGGGGGAACCCGAGAAGGCCCCGGGGGAGCAGGCCGCGAAAGAGCCGGCGGACGCCGAAGGGTCCGCGCTGCTGCGCTGGTTCGGGCTCGGCATCGCCCTCAGCGTCACGAAAGCCACCCCGTGCACCACCGTCGCCGCCATCATCGCGGCCGCGGCCTGGGTGGTCACCGCGCTCGCCCTCGGCTACCTCGCACTCCCGCCCGCGCCAGGCGCCGAGCCGGAGCAGCCTGCCGACGGCGACCAGGAGCAGCCCGAAGAGGAGGCCCCGGAGCCCGAGCAGCACCCCTCTGAGCTGCTCCCGCTGTCGTACGTCGCCGTCCTGCTGAACGACGCCTACACCAAGGGCTCCGGGGTACACCTGGCGACCCTCGCCGAGCGCCTCACCCGCACACCCCTGATGGGCCTCCCCGCCACCCCCTGGAGGACGGCCCATGTCCGCGCCCTCCTCACCCGCCACGGGGTGCGCGTACGGCCCGGCGTACGGGTGCCCCCGCTGGGCGGCAGGGAGGGGGTGCACCGGAAGGACTTCCCTCCCCTCCCCCCAACCTCTCCCAGGCCCCCCGTTGTTGCCGGTGTTGTCGCAGGTCAGCCCAACAACAACAACAACCCGGACAACACCCCCTCGCCCCCCTTCCGGATCACCCCCGACCCCCACAACCCCGTCCGCCACCACGTCCACCACGAAAGGGCCTGACCCATGGAATTTGTCCGCTATCGCGTTGAGGACGCCGACGGGACGTTCCTCGATGAGTTCGCCACGAACGCCCCGGACTTCGCGAAGGAGCGCATCGATCGCATCCGGAAGTACCGCCCCAACTTGACGGTCACCGAGACCGACGACAACTGATCCCGGGGCGGCCGGTCGCCTGGCAGTGAGTCGGCCGCCCCGGACCCCATCCCCAACCACGAGACAGGACGCACAGCATGGCACTCCAGACCTCCATGAGCATCGGCGAGCTGAAGAAGCGCAACGAGGCGAGCAAGGCCGCCCGCGCGGCTGAAAGGAGCGGCTCCGCTCCCACTGGCCAGCAGCAGAAGGGACGATGACCCCATGACCGACCTTCACCCCACATTCGCGGCAATCATCAAGCGCGACCGCAGCGAGGAATGCCGGGCCCTCCCCGGCCAGACGCTCACCGCAAGCCACTGCCTCACGTTCGAAACCCCCGACGGCACGCATCTGGTCCAGCTCGACACCACGGGCACCATGCCGATCCCCGCCACCGGAGAGACGACCGTGCTCCACGACCAACCCGTCACCGTCCTGTCCGCCGAGACCGCCTACACCCGTACCGAGGACGGGCGCCCGACCCTCTACACGCAGGTCGTCGTCGATGTCGTTGCCTGACCACCCCACCCGGCCCGAGAAGGAAAAGCCCATGAGCGAGCGCGTGAACGTCAAGGTCCTGCTGCTGGTCGGTGGGGAGGCGGAGGTCGTGGCGGATGCGCCGGATGCGGATGTGCCGGCCCGGTACGCGGCGTCGCTGATCGCGGAGGAGGTCGGTGTGCCGACTTCGGAGCTTCCGGGGATGCGGCTGTCGGCGGTGGTCGGTGCTGATGACCGGCTGTCGGGGTGGCGGCGCAGGTAGCTGACGGGGAACGGCCCCAGCCTGTGGTCGGGTTGGGGCCGTTTCTTCACCCATGAGCGTTGCAAAACAATGCCGTTCAGTGTCATACTGAAGCCACAAGGGAACGGGCCGCGAACCCGAACCCACCACCCAACCGAAAGGTGAAGAAGATGTCCGACCACGAAGACCAGATGATGGGCACGGCGACACACCGCCTGGCCACCACCTACGGCGGCCTCGTCGCCTGCTGCGCGCAGCTCCCGCTGCCGATCGCCCTGCCCACCGGCCTGGTGACGAACCTGGAGATGGTCCCGGCCGTCCGGCGGATCGAGCAGCTGGCGGAGGAGCAGCCGATGCCGGAGGCGCAGCAGTCCGCGCTGTACACCGGTGCGGTCCTGTGGCTGGCTGCGGCCGACCTCTACCGCCTCCTGATCGAGGAGGACTACGTCGAGGCCCGGGCGGCCGGGCTCCTCGGGGTCCTGATGATCGCGCGTGACGCGATCCACGACCTGGGAACGTGGCTGCTGGACCAGTCCAGCTAGCGACACTCCGAAGGCCCCCGGCAGCCAGCCGGGGGCCTTCCCCTTTCTCGCCCAATAATGTTGCAAAACAATGGAGTTAAGTGTCATACTAGAGACACAAGGAAGGGGCCGCGAACCCCGACCACCACCCAACCGAAAGGACGGACAATGTCCGATTTCGAAGACGAGACCAAGAGCCACCTCTCCGGCCTCATCGCCCACGCGTACAGCGACCTCATCGTCATCTGCGCGGGCCTCCCGATCTCCATCACTCTCCCCGCCCCCAGCGGCAAGGAAATCGTCCTCTCCGACGCGATCCCCGCCGTCCGCCGGGCGATGATCCTGATCGAGGAGCAGCCGCTCCCCGAGGCCCCGAAGGACGTGTTCGTCGCTGCCTGCTGCTACTGGCTCGCGGCGGTCGACATCTTCACCCTGCTGGTGGTGAACGGCTTCCACACCGCCCGGGCGCTCAGCGCCGCGACCGTCCTCAACGACGCGGACGAGAAGCTGAAGGAGATCAGCATCTGGCTGGCTGACCGTTGGCTGGAGGAGAACGACAGCTAGTCACCCCAAGGCCCCCGGCAACCAGCCGGGGGCCTTCCCGTTTCCCCACTCGCAAGTGTTGCAAAACAGTGGCGTTGATGCCATACTGGAGACACAAGGGAGGGGCCGCGAACCCCAACCAACACCCACACAGGAAGGCGGACCACATGTCCGACCACCAGGAAGCCCGCACCGAAGACCTGATGCGGCGACTCTCCAACTTCGCCCACGGCATCAACCTCGCGATGGCAGCCCTGCCCATCCCGATCACCCTCCCGTCGACCGGCGAGGTCAGCCTCATCGGCGACTACCTCCCCGCCATCATCCGGGCGTACGAAATCGTCGACGAGCAGCCGCTCCCCGAGCTCCAGCTCGCCCAGGCGACCACCGCCCTGCTCCACTGGATCACGGCCGCCGAACTCACCGTCGGGTACACCCTCTCCGGGGCCGGGCACCGCGCCGACGGAGCGGTCCTCCTCTGCATGGCAGGCGAGCAGCACCTCGCCGACCTGATCGAGTTCCTGGTCGACCCCGAGGGCACCGAACCCCCGCAGGACTGACCATCCCGCCGCCTCGGCACCCAGCCGGGGCGGCACCCCGAACCACCCCCGGAAACGACAAAGACCGGCAGCGCCAGGCCGAAGCCCAGACACCCCGAAGGGCGCTCGCGAAACACTGCCGGTCGCACCCAGCCAGAAAGGCCGGACCACCATGGTAGCCACCCCGCCCGCCGAGGGAGAGACCCTCCGCGAGATCGCCGCCCGCTACGGCCGCTCCCACGCCACCATCGCGAACGTGTGGTCGCAGCACCCGGACTGGCCCGCCCACACGGGCAAGCGCGGGCGCGCGTACGTCTACGACCCGGTTGAGGTTGATCATGTTGTCGAGAAGCACTTCGCTCGGCCCCTGCCGTTCGAGCCGCGCCGTCTCTACACCGCTCGCGAGATCGCCGAGCTGGCGGGCATCACGGCCGGGACGATCCGTGCCGACGTGTCCAAGGGGCGGTGGCCGGCCCCTGACGACACCGACGGGCCGGCCAACCGGTGGCGCGGGGCCACCGTCACCGCCGCCCTCGCAGGCCGCCAGGTCTACCGGCGGGGGTGACAGCGGTGCGAGAACGTACCACCATCCCCGAAAACGTATTGCTATGCCATACGGCCTAGGCCAGGTACCCTCGCTGTCAGTGGGGGTGACATATTCTCACTCCCGACAAAATGCAGAGGCCCCAACCCTGGCAGGGGTTGGGACCTCCGTTGCAGTTCACGAGCCCGGTCGCGCTTCCGTAGACCGGGCTCGCTGCATGTGCAAGCGACCGGTTGCGCCGGGATCGTGCGTGAACACTCAGCTGGACTGAGCGACTGCCACCACAAGAGCGATGATCGCCACCAGAACCCCCACCGCGGCGAGCCAGATCTGCGCCTGTTCGGCGCTCGTCCACTTCGTGCGGGGTTTCTCCAGGTCGGAGCTCACTCCCACCTCCCATTCATCCGACCAGCACCTTGCAGCGCCGGACCGGCACCCTTGCGGTACCGGAATCTACGAACCCGGGCCCGTACGGAACGAGTTCAAGGATTCCTGGGAGACATGAGGGAGTTTACGCGGTTCGCGTGACACGTAGTAGTCCCTGCCATGCTGAGAGCAGCCCACGTCGCTGAACAGGCAATATGTGTCCGCTCTGTTCAGCCCCCGCTTCGAACCGCCAGACGAACCAGGGAACCACCCCCCGAGCTTCCTGGCGTCTGCGGAAAGTTCTGCGCAGGGTGTTGGGGCATCCCTGCTTGCGCATCCGCGACGAATGTCGCATCCTGTCCCCAAGTCCGGCGTGCCCGGACATAAGGGCCCGCCACTGTGCGGGCCTTCGCGTTTCCTCCACACGGTGGCCACCGGTCCGCCATGCTGGTCCCTCGATCGCACCTGTCCTGGGGGGACCATGCTCACCCGCACCACCACCGCCGTCACCGGCGCCGCTCTCCTGCTCGCCCTCGTCGCCTGCGACCCGGCCGACGAACCGACCACCGAGTCGAAGCCGTCCGCCCCGAGCAGCAGCCAGCCCGCCGGCCTCACCGCGAAGACCGCGACCGCCGGCCTCGCCGAAGCCACCGGGGTCAAGACCCTCGGCGACCCGAAGGACAACACGGCCGGCTGCTCGCAGGAGGCCGCAGGCGAGAAGCCGCACGCCAACGACTGCACGGCGCTGATCACCACCGACACGGTGTCCATCTACGAGTTCGGGACGCCGACGGTCGCCGCGCACTGGGTGAAGGAGATGCCGAAAGACGCGGACTGGCGGCAGGTTGACCGGTTCGCCCTGGCCTTCGGCGCGCGGGACCAGGCGCTCACCTCCGACGAGCGGCGCGATGAGCTGACGAAGGCGCTCGAAGCGCTGGTCGCGAAGGCCAAGTAGCCGCCCCAGACCGGCCCGGCTGCGCCCGTGCGCGGCCGGGCCTCCGCACGCCCGGGGGTGACCATGGCCAAGGGCGACCCGATCACCGACGAAAAGCGCGAGGAGATCCGGAAGCAGATCCGTGAGCTGCACGCCGAGGGCAAGAGCCGCAACGCCATCGCGAAGATCCTCGGGCGCTCGGGCCGGACGATCAGCGAAGAGGCCGGGCACATCGGCATCAGCTTCGCCGCCCGCGCCGGACAGGTCGCCGCCGCCACCGAAGTACGCCAGGCCGACCTTGCCGACCGCCGCGCCGCCTTCGCCATCAAGCTCCAGGACATCGCCGAGCGCGAGGCCGCGAAGATCAGCCAACCGCTCCTGTACTGGGACTGGGGCGGCAAGGAACACGACTTCGACACCCACCTCGCGCCGGAGCCGACGCCCGCCGATAAGCGGGCTCTGATGGGCACCGTGGCCACGGCGCTGGACCGCTCGCTCAAGCTCGTGCCCCCGAAGGACGAGTCCGGCGTCGAAGAGGGCCTGGCCCTCATCACCCAGCTGATGTCCGGACTGACGGCGGTCTACAAGGCCCAGCAGCAGGACCAGGAGGCCGACGAGGGGGCGTGATGCTCCGTAACGTCGACCTGCCCCTCTCCCGGAAGCAGATCGCTTCGATCGTCGAGTGCACGGCGCGCATCAACATCTGGCACGGGGCGATCCGCTCGGGGAAGACGATCGCTTCGTTGATCGCGCTGCTCGCCGCGGTCGCCGCCGCCCCGCGCGCCGGCCTCATCCTGATCACCGGCCGAACGCTCGACACGATCGGCCGGAACATCATGGAGCCGCTCGTCGACCCAGGCCTGTTCGGCGAGCTGTCGAAGCTGATCGTCTGGACCCCGGGCGCGAAGACCGCGGTCATCCTCGGCCGTACCGTGCACCTGATCGGCGCGAACGACCGTCGCTCCGAGGCCAAGATCCGAGGGGCCACCGTCAGCCTCGTCTACTGCGACGAGGTGTCGCTCCTCCCGAAGGACTTCTTCCGCCAGCTCCTCGGCCGACTGTCCGTCAAGGGCGCGAAGCTCATGGGCACCACCAACCCGGACAACCCCGGGCACTGGCTGAAGAAGGAGTACCTCGATCGCGCGGGCGAACTGAACCTGCGGTCGTGGCACTTCAACCTCGACGACAACCCGTCGCTGGACGCGGACTACGTCGCCTCGCTGAAGAAGGAGTACGTCGGCCTCTGGTACCGGCGATTCATCCTCGGCGCCTGGGTGCAGTCCGAGGGCGCCGTCTACGAGATGTTCGACCCGACCCGGCACGTCGTCTCGGAGCTCCCGAGGATCGACCGGTGGCTCGCGGACGGCATCGACTACGGCACCGTGAACCCCTTCGCCGATGTCCTCCTCGGGCTCGGTACGGACCGGCGGCTGTACGTGGTCGGCGAGTACCGGCACGACTCCCGGCTTTCCCGCCGGCAGATGACCGACGCCGAGTACAGCCGGGCCCGCCGCACATGGTTGGCGAGCGTTCGGCACCCGCACTCGACCGCCGTGGGGGTCACCCCGGAGTGGACGGTCGTCGACCCGTCCGCGAGCTCGTTCATCGAGCAGCTGCACCGCGACGGGGTCACCGGCGTGACGTACGCCGACAACGCGGTCCTCGACGGCATCCGCACGGTCAGCTCGCTCCTCGGCACCGGTGAACTCCTGATCCACGAGTCCGCGACCGGCCTGGTCGAGGAGCTGCCCGGCTACTCGTGGGACGACACCGCGGCCGAGGCGGGCGAGGACAAGCCGATCAAGGAGAACGACCACAGCTGCGACGCGCTCCGGTACGGCGTCCGTACAACCGAGGTCCTGTGGCGCCCGTACATCCCGACCCGCCTGGAGGTGGCCGCGTGACCGCGTCGCTGAACCTGCCCGTCTACCTGCGGGTGGGTTCCACCCCCGAGGTCCGCCTCGGCGACTTCACCGTGGACCTCGACGGCGAGGGGACGCTCAAGTACGGACGGCCCGAGCTCGCCCAGCTGCTCCGCGCCGCTGCCGACGAGATCGAGAACCCCAGCCGGGACGAAGGGGGCGACGATGCCGCTGCCGACGGGTAACGTTCCCTGGCCGCCACCGAAGTTGTCGCCCGCTCTCACCGCGATGAACACCTGGGACACCTGGTGGGCCGGGGACCCGGACCGCCTGGAGTCCCTGTACGGAGGCGGCTCCGGGGCCGGTACGCCGGACCCGAAGCGTCTCCAGTACGCCTCCGGGGCTATCGGCCGGATCGCCCGCTGGTGGTGGGGAACCCCGACCGCGCAGGGCGAACGGCGCACGAAGATCCACGTGCCGATCGCGGGCGACATCTGCGCCGGCTCAGCGGACCTTCTGTTCTCCGAGCCGCCCCAGTTCACCGTCGAGAACGAGGCGGCACAGCAACGCCTGGACGCCCTGACCGATGACGGGATGCTGGCCACGCTCCAGACTGCGGCCGAGGTCGGAGCCGCGCTCGGCGGTGTCTACCTCCGCCCGGTCTACGACAAGAAGCTCGCGGATCAGGCCTGGCTCGACGCCGTCCACGCCGACGCTGCGGTCCCCGAGTTCCGCTGGGGCCGACTCTCCGCTGTCACCTTCTGGAAGGTCGTACGGGAGCAGGACGGACAGGTGTGGCGGCACCTGGAGCGCCACGAGCCCGAGGGCATCCAACACGGCCTGTACCAGGGCACGTCCGGCAGGCTTGGCCATCCGGTCCCGCTGGAGGAGAGCGAGGCGACCCAGGGCTTCGCGGCCGCCGTGAACGCGGAGGGAGTCATCGAGACCGGCTTCAAGGGCCTCGACGTCTCCTACCTCCCGAACCAGGCATCACGCCGGTGGCGGAAGGACGGGTACCTCCGGGACTTCGGCCGATCGGACCTCGACGGCGTCGAGTCCCTCATGGACCAGCTCGACGAGACGTACGCCAGCTGGATGCGGGACATCCGCATCGGCAAGGGCCGCCTCGTCGTACCCGACTCCTACCTCCAGTCCAACGGCCCCGGCCGGGGCGCGAGCTGGAACCCGGACCAAGAGGCGTTCGCCGGAGTCAACGCGCTCGCGCGAGGCGACGGCATGGCCCTCACAGTCTCCCAGTTCGCGATCCGCGTCCAGGAGCACCGGGACACCTCGGAGGACCTGATCAACCAGATCCTCCGGTCGTGCGGCTACTCGGCACAGACCTTCGGAATCGGCGCTGACGTCGCCGTAACGGCCACCGAGGTCGTCTCGAAGGAGCGCAGGAGCATGACCACGCGGGGGAAGAAGATCCTTCGCGTCCGCCCCGGGCTCGCCAACGCGGTGCACGCGCTCCTCGCAGTCGACCAGTACGTTTTCGGCACCAAGGGGGAGCCGCAGCGGCCGAACATCGAGTTCCAGGACGGCGTCCAGGAGGACCCGCTGGCCCTCGCCACCACGGCGGAGATGCTGAGCCGGGCGAACGCGGCCTCGACCGACACCCTCGTCCGCATGACTCACCCCGAGTGGGACGAACCGATGGTGGCCGCCGAGGTCGAGCGCATCCACCAGGAGGGCGGCATGGCCGTGCCGGACCCGATGCAGTCCGGCGCCCTGCCGTAGGAGGCTCCGATGCCCGTGTCCCCCGCGCTCGCCGAGGACCTCGCGGCGGCCATCGCCGACCTGTACGAGGCAGCGCAAGGCACGATCATCGAGCGCATCCGCGACGCCCTGGCCGCCGACATCGAGTCGCCCCTGTGGCTGGAGCTCAAGGCACGCTCCCTCGGCGACCTCCAGGCGGCGATTCAGGCCGTCATCGACGCACTCCAGCTCGACGCGTCCGGAACGATCCAGCAGGCCGTCGCGGAGGCATACGAGCGCGGGCAGCAGGCGGCAGTGGCGGAGCTCGGCGCGCTCGCCGTCGGCCAAGCCGCAGCAGCCGCCTCCGCAGTACCGGCGGTCGCCGCAGTCGACCGGCTGGCCAACGCGCTCATCGCCGACACCGGGCCCGTACACCTGCGGATCCTCCGGCAGACCATGGACGTCTACCGGGAGGTCGTCGCCCACGCTTCATCGGCCCCGCTGCTGGGCGCGCAGACCCGCCGCCAGGCCGCGCAGACCGCCCTCGACCGCTTCACCGCGCGCGGAGTCACCGGATTCATCGACCGAGCCGGCCGCTCGTGGGACATGCGGTCGTACGTCGAGATGGCCACCCGCAGCGTCGTCGGCCGGGCTGCGGTCGACGCGCACACCGACCGCCTCGGCGCGGCCGGGGTCGAACTGGTGATGATCTCGGAGGCCCCGGAGGAGTGCCCGCTGTGCCGCCGCTGGGAGGGGAAGATCCTCGTTCGCGATGGTCCCCCGGGTGAGCGCGACGTCGAGCTGGAGCACGCGACGGAGGACGGGCGGATGGTCACCGTGTCGGTCGCCGGGTCGCTGCCCGAGGCGCGGGCAGCCGGGCTGTTCCATCCGAACTGTCGTCACGACGTGCGCGCGTACCTGCCGGGCTTGACGAAGCAGCGGCCGAAGCCCGAGGCACGCGGGACGTACAAGGACACGCAACGGCAGCGCTACTACGAGCGGCAGACCCGCCGGTGGAAGCGCGAGGCCGCGGGCGCGATGGACGAGCAGAAGGCAACGGCCGCGCGCGCGAAGGTCCGCGCCTACCAGGCCCGCATCCGGGACCTGGTCGACGAGACCGGCCTCCCGCGCAAGCGCCGCCGCGAACAGCTGGAGAGCGCCCGTTAGATGGGCTCGATCACCGACTCGAACTTCTCGCACTCCTCGTTCTTGCAGAAGTAGACGGCGCGCTGAAACTCCCGGCCTTTGTGCCCCACTGCCGAGGTCTCGATCGGCCCCTCGGTATAGGCCCGCGAACCACACTCGGGACAACGGCGCACATCATCCCGTCCTGTCATGTTCATACATCGACGGTACGCCCGCCCCTCTCTCAGCGCCTGTCAGGCCGATGTCATAAAGCTTCCGCCCGCCGGGTGCGGGCCGGATTGCAGTACAGCCTCGCCGGGTGCGGGGCCTCCACCTACGCGCACCAGGAGTGCACGATGCAGCAGCGAACCCTTGCCCGTCACCGGCCCGGATGGTCCCACCCCTACGGTGCCGGCCCTTTCGACCCGTTCCTCTACGCCGACGGCGGGGACGGAGACGACTCCGGCTCCGGCAACGACGACACCGGCGATGAGGGCGACGGCGCGGGCGACCAGGACGACGAGGACACTGGCGGGGCCGGTGACGGCGACGGCCAGGACGACGACGCGGCGAAGGGCGAGAAGCCGAAGCCGAAGGCACCCGCGAAGAAGCCCGGTGACGAGAGTCCCGAGGCGACGATCGCGCGGCTCCAGAAGGAGCTGAAGGCGGCCAACGGCGAGTCGGCGAAGGCCCGTACGACGGCGAAGAAGGCGGCCGCTGACGAGGCCCGCGCGGAGATCGTGCAGGAGCTCGGCAAGGCTCTCGGCCTGATCAAGGACGAGAAGGACACTCCGCCGGACCCTGCCGCCCTGACGGCCAAGATCGAGCAGGCCACCGCCGCGCACCGTGAGACCGCGGTCGAGCTGGCGGTGTACCGGGGCGCGGGCAAGCACGGGGCGGACCCCGACGCGCTCACTGACTCCCGGGCGTTCCTCAACTCGATCAAGGGCCTTGACCCGGCCGACGACGGGTTCGGCAAGGCCGTGTCCGCGGCCATCAAGAAGGCCGTCGAGGACAACCCGAAGCTCAAGGTCGGCACCCAGGCACCCGACAGCTCCGCCGGTGACTTCGGCGGCGGCACCGGGGACGGCGACGGCTCCGACCCCACCGATATCGACGAGATCCGGAAGGCGCGCCGTAAGCGCCGCACCGGCTAAGAAGGGACACACCCCATGGCCAACACCTTCCTGACCGCGCAGGTCATCGCGCGCCAGGCCCTCGCCAACCTGTACGAGACCACCGTCATGGCGTCGCTCGTGCACCGGGACTACGAGCCGGAGTTCGCGCGCAAGCAGGGCGACGCGATCACCATCCGGAAGCCCGCCGTGTTCGAGGCCCACGAGTACAACCGGGCGACGGGCATCATCGTCCAGGAGGCGACGGAGACCAGCGTCAACATGACGCTGAACCATTTCGCCGACGTCTCCTTCGCCGTCACGTCGGAGGACATGACGCTGAAGATCGAGGACTTCGACGAGCAGCTCCTCACCCCGGCCATGGAGGCGATCTCCCAGAAGATCGACAACGACCTGCTCCTCCTGCGGGACGACATCGTCCAGGAGGTCGGCGGCGTCGCCGAGAACGTCGCGGGCGAGGACTACAACTACCCGGGCGGCCTCTACCCGTACAGCGACTCCCGTGTCCTGGTCGAGGCTGGAGCGCTGCTGAGCCGCAAGAACGTGCCGCTGTCCCAGCGCAGCGTCGTCGTCGGCCCGACCACGCAGGCCCGCTGGACCGCCGAGAAGACGTGGCGGCAGGCGGACAAGCGCGGGTCCACGGAGGGTCTGCTGGAGGCGTCCATGGGCGGCCGGGTGTCGGGCTTCGACCCGTACATGACGCAGAACGTCGGCCAGCCCGCCGCCTCTCCGGCCCCCGGCGAACCGACCTCCGAGGTCAACCTCGCTTTCCACAGGACGGCTTTCGCCCTCGCATTCCGCCCGCTGGAGCTCCCCAAGGGCGCACAGAACGCCGCGATCATGAACTACAAGGGCTTCGCCCTGCGCGTGATCTACGGATACGACCAGGACAAGAAGCAGGACGTCGTCAGCATCGACACCCTGTACGGCGCCAAGACCCTCGACGCCAACCGCGCTGTGCTCATCAAGGGTGCCGACGCCGCCTGATCCCCGGCGCATCGCGCGCCACCCGACCCAGCAGGGCCCGCCACGGCGGGCCCCTTCGCATTCCCGGAGGGGAGATCATGACGACCTACTTCAACGAACGCACCGGCGACCGAGTCGAGATGAACGGCCGGTCCGCCCGGCTGGACTCGCTGGACAACTGGAAGCGGCTCAGCGACGACGAGGCGAACCCGCCCGTGGTCGACGACGGCATCCTGTCCCGCCTCTCCCTGGCTGGCCCCCGGGCCGCGCAGGGCCCCGGCCAGGACCTGGTGGAGACGACGCCCTCGACGCCCGGCGAGGTAGCGACGCAGGACACGTCGCCGGTCGAGCTGACCCCGGTCACCCAGGCCGCGACGGACGAGCCTCGCCAGCCTGCCAAGTCCGGTTCCAAGGCGGACTGGCTGGCGTACGCCCGCACGCGCGCCCAGGACTCCGCCGAGGAGGCCGAGCTTGAAGGCCTCACCCGCGACGAGCTCGCGGCCCGGTACGGGGGCGACAGCTGATGCCGCTGTCTGGAGCCATGCTTGCCGTGTCCGCGTTCGCCGAGCAGGTCAACGCCATCGAACTCGGGACCAGCAGGGCGCCCCAGGCACTATCCAGGTCCGTGTCCCTGGGGAGCGGCACGGGGGCGGGCAAGGCGGACCGCGTGTTCTCCGACCGGCGCACGCTGGCCGCGTCGGGGACCGAGGACCTCGACCTGGCGGGCGTCCTCGTCGATGCGTTCGGCGCGACGATCAGCTTCGCCCGAATCAAGGGCCTGGTGATCGCGGCGGCGGCCGGGAACACGAACAACGTGGTCGTCGGGGCGGCAGCATCGAACCCGTGGTCCACCCTGCTCGGTGCCACGCACACGCTGACCCTGCGCCCGGGAGCCTTCGTGGCCGTGGGCACGGGGGCGGCCGATGCGACCAGCTACGCGGTCACCGCGTCGACCGGCGATCTGTTGAAGGTCGCCAACTCCGGTGCGGGGTCGGCGGTCACCTACGACATCCACATCATCGGCGCCAGCGCGTAGCCGACCTGGACCATCCCGTAGGTGCGGTGGTGGAGGCGGGGGCGGTCGGAGCCTGGGCGTACGCGGAGTGCTGTGGTGGGCGCTCTCGTACGGCCGGCAGGGCTCCGGCCGCCCGCGCCACTGAACAGGAGGATTCGATGCCCGATGTGGGAGACCTAGTCACGGCCCGGCTGGAGGTCGGCGAACACGACGAGACGACCGCGGTGACGCTGGTCCTGGCCGCCCCGGACGGCACGGTATCCACACCTGTGGTTACGCCTGTGGACGACGGCGCAGCGTGGACTGCTCCGGTGGTCTACACGGCGGCCGGGGTGTGGCGTCTGTCGTGGTCAGTCACCGGTACCGGCGCGGGCATTGAGCAAGAGCTCGTGTCCGTCGCTCCGGCCCCGGGCGCGCGCGGGGACGGCCGGGTGTACGCCACGACGACCGACCTCGCCAACGCCCTCAAGGAAGCGCCCCCGCTGAACGCCCAAAAGCTGCTGGAGCGGGCCTCCGAACTCCTGGACTCAGACTTCCTGCTCACCGCGATCTACGACGTGGACGAGGACGGGATGCCCACCCACCCCTTGGTGGCCGCCGGATTCCGCGACGCGGTGTGCAGCCAGGTCGAATTCTGGGGCGAGGTTGGCGAGGAGACCGACATCTCCGGCCCTCTCAAGGCAGCCCAGATCGGCAGCGTGAATCTCCAGTTCGGGAGCGGAATCGACGGGTCTGGTCCGTCGTACTACGCGCCCAAGCTCCTCCGCGCACTACGACTCATCCCGGAGGACCACATCCGCTTCACGGCTCTGGCGAGCTGCTGATGGTGGCCGTCCCGCGCCGCTTCCTGCGGCATCGGATCACTGTCGAGCCGTACGCCGGCCGGTCCAGCACGGGCCCGCTGTACGGGCCGCCCGTCGAGGTCCGGTGCCTCCTGGACCAGAAGACACGAAACGTACGGACCCCGACCGGCGACACGGTCGTCTCCTCGTCGACCGCGTACGCCTCCCCGGGCACCACGGCCCCGCCCCTGTCCCGGGTAACCCTCCCGGGCGGCCGCCAGACCCGGGTCATCCAGGACGCGCCCCGGGACAGCGGCGGCCTCGGAGCACCCGACCACGTGGAAATCCAGCTCGAATAGGGGGCCGCCGCATGCCCGCGCGCTACAGACTCCGCTTCAACGGCGACCAAGTGGTGCGCGCGCTCCGGCCCGCCGCCGCTCGTGGCGCGTTCCTCGCCGCGGAGTACGTCCTCGGCGAGACCCAGGCCGTCGTCCCGCTCGACGAGGCCGCCCTGTCCCGGTCCGGGACCGCTTCGGTCGACGAGGCGATGCTGACCTCCGCCGTCAGCTACGACACCCCGTACGCGATCCGGCAACACGAGGAGTTGGACTTCCAGCACGCGCCCGGCCGGCAGGCGAAGTACGTCGAGGAGCCGCTGAACCAGGCCCGGCAGCAGGTGGCCGCGATCGTCGCGGCCGAGCTCCGGCGGGCGATGCGATGACGTACACCGTCAACCTCCTGGAGGGCCTGGCCGAGCTGATGGACGGCGCGGGCCTGGGCGTCTACCGGCCCGACAGCCCGATCGGCCCGGGTGAGACCCCGATCGTCCTGGGGGCGATGCCCGAGGAGCCCGCCCGGGTGTACGTGCTGACGCCGTACCCGGTCGAGGACACGGACACCACGGACGCGATCACGGCCGTGCAGATCCGATACCGGGCCGGTCCCGACCTCCGGGAGGTCTGGGGCCTCGCGGACGGCGCCTTCCGGCTGCTGCACGAGCGGCGGAGATACCGGCTCCGCGACGTCTACGTGGCCCTGTCCTGGCGCGAGTCCGCCGGACTCATGGGCCAGGACACTGCTGGCCGCAACGAGCTGACCAGCAATTTCTACTTCCGGACCACCAGGCCGGGCCCCTTCCTGAACGAGTAGGAGCAGCACATGTCGACACCCACCCCGGAGACCGCGCTCGCCCGCCGGTGGCGCTGGCAGCTCAACATGGGCACCGCCGAGGCCCCGGAATGGACGACGGTGATGGGCGTCACCGACTTCAAGCCGCCGATGCCCGACCCCAACATCGAGGACTCCTCGGACTACGAGTCGGAGGGCTGGAACGGCAACACCAAGACCGCGCAGTCCTGGGAGTTGACCACGACCCTGAACCGCAAGGTCAACGACCAGGTGAAGGTGTACCACCCGACGCACGAGAAGCTGAGGCTGGCCGCTTTCGAGTTCGGTTCCGGCTCGAAGGTGCACTCGCGCTGGTTCGATCGCGAGGGCTACCCCGAGGCGTACGAGGGGACCGGCATCGTGAAGTGGGAGGAGTCCGGCGGGGAGCACACCGCGCTCGGCCAGGTGGAGATCACCATCACCGGTGACGGCAAGATCACCCCGATCACGAACCCGATCGCCTGATGGCCGGCGACTTCGAGGCGCTCGACGCCTTCCTCGATGACGTCCTGGAGCTCCCGGTCACGGGCAAGGACGGGGTCGAGCGGGTCTACCGGATCGAGGACCCGGCAGCCGAGGACGGCGTCAAGATCGAGAAGATCACGACGCTGGCCGCCCGAATGGTCGCGGGCGGGGCCCCAGTCGACTCCCAGGCCCTTGACGACCAGGAGGAGCTGGACCTCTACAAGATGTGCCTCGGCGACCAGTACGACGTCCTCCTGAAGGACCTCCGCTGGAGCCGCTTCAAGCACGTCGCGATCACCACGATGATGTGGATCACGGTGGACCGCGAGACCGCCGCCCAGTACTGGTCGACCGGGGCGCAGCCGGGAAAACCGAATCGCGCGGCACGGCGGAAGTCGGGCGCGCGCGCCTCCTCGGCAAAGGGTGCGGCGACTACGACCCGGAAACGGGCCTCTACGAGTGGTACGAAGACGGCGTCCCAGCCCAAAAAGCCCAAAAAGGCGGCGGCCCGCAGCTGACCTGGGCTGGCCTGCTGGAGCAGTGGGCGCTGATCGAGGCCGACTTCCAGCAGACGTACGGGATCGACCTCGACACCCCGGGCTCATGCGGGCGCGCAGCTGGCGCTGGCTGAAGACCCGCATCTACGGGCTCCTCTCTGCGGAGACCCGGATCAACCGGCACTTCGCGCCTCCTGAGCGCCGCAGCAAATAGGGGGCCATCGTGGCGTTGACCGTCGGCGAGCTGGTGGGATTCATCCGGCTCGACGACGAGGAAGTGCGCCCTGCCCTCCGGCGGGTGGAGGGCGACCTCAACGCGTCCGGCCGGCGGATGGCGGACGATGCCGAGCAGGTCGGGCAGCAGGCGGGCCAGGCCCTCGGTGACGGCTTTATCCAGGCCGCCGACGGCAGCATCCGGGATGCCCGGGGCCGTTTCGTCGCGGCTGCCCGCCGGTCCGGTGACGCCGCCGGGGACGCCCTCGGCGACGCGCTCCGCGACGGGGCCCGGGACGGGGCTGACGACGCGGTCCAGGCGGCCGAGGGGGGCCTGTCCCGGCTCCAGACCATCGCGGCCGGCGCGGGCATCGCCGCCGGCGCTGCCCTCATGGTCGGGATCACCGACTACCTGGACCAGTCCCAGATCCTGGGGACGCTGGAGGGGCGGATCGGCGGAGCTCCGGCGGTCGCCCAGAAGTACGGCAAGGCGGCTGGCAGGTTGTTCGCCAGCGCGATGGTCGAGGACTTCCAGACCGCCGCCGACACCATGGCCGCGATCAGCCAGAACGGGCTGATCCCGACCGATGCGACCGAGAAGCAGCTCGACGCACTCGGTGTCCGCATCGCGACCACCGGCAAGATCCTCGGCGAGGAAGTCGCCCACGTCTCGACGACCGTCGGGAAGATGATCAAGACAGGGATGGCCCGCGACGCCGAAGAGGCGATGGACATCCTCGTTAAGGCCCAGCAGAAGGGCCTGAACGCGTCGGAGGATCTCCTCGACACGTTCGACGAATACAGCACGCAATTCCGTAAGGTCGGAATTGATGGCCCGACGGCAATGGGCCTTGTGTCGCAGGCTCTTGCCGGGGGTGCGCGCGACACTGATATTGCGGCTGACGCGATCAAGGAATTCTCGCTTCTGTCTATCGACGGCAGCGAGGCGGCGGCCGATGCGTACAAGGCACTTGGGCTTGACGCCGACAAGATGATCAAGGTTCTCGCCGGTGGCGGCCCCAAGGCCACCAAGGCGATGGACACGATCTTCGACAAGATCCGTGGACTCGACGACCCCGTCAAGAAGAACACGGTCGCGCTGGGCCTTTTTGGGACCAAATTCGAGGATCTCGGTGGGGCCTTCGACACCATGGACCCGTCGAAGGCGGCCGCTAAATTCGGCACCTTCTCCGGCGCGGTCGACAAGGCCGGGAACTCCATCCAGGAGTCCGCCGGTGTCAAGGTCGAGGCTTTCAAACGTGGCGTGACACAAGGCATCGTGAATGTCCTGGGCACCCAGGTCATTCCGGCGCTGGCGCGGTTCGGGCAGTGGGCGCAGAGGAACGGCGTCACCCTGCGCGTCGTGGCCGGTGTCGTCGCGGGTGTGCTCGTGCCGGCGCTCGTCCTGATGGGCGTTGCGGCCACGGTCCGGGGCGCGCAGGTGGTGGCCGGGTGGGTCATGTCCGGTGTCGCCGCGCTGCGGTCGGCTGGGACACAGGTGGCGGCCGGCAGTCGCGTCGTCGGCGTGTGGCTGCTGATGGCGGGCCGCGCACTGCTCAATGGGGCCAGGGTGGCGGCCGGGTGGCTGATGGCTGGGGCGGGGGCTGCGGCCTCGGCGGCTGGCCAGGTGGCCGCAGGTGCGCGCGTAGTCGGCGCCTGGCTGCTGATGGGGGCGCAGTCCCTACTCCAGGGCGCACGCATGGCGGCGGCCTGGGTCCTCGCGATGGGCCCGGTGGGCTGGGTCATCGCCGCGGTCGTCGCACTCGGCATCCTGATCTGGAAGAACTGGGACAAGATCGTCAAGTGGACCACCCAGGCGTGGGGTTGGGTCTGGTCCAAGATCAAGTCCATCGGCGGGCAGATCCTCTCCTTCTTCGTGAAGTGGTCGCTCGTCGGAATCTTCCTGCGGCACTGGGACGCCATCAAGACCGGTGTCGTCACCAAGGGCGGCCAGCTCGTCAACTGGGTCTCGGGGCTCCCCGGCCGCATCACCCGCGGCATCGGCTCCCTCCACAGCCTCCTGCTGGAGAAGGGCCGCAACGTCGTCCAGGGCCTCTGGTCGGGCATTCAGTCCATGGGCGGCTGGATCAAGTCGCAGATCATGGGCTGGGCTCGGAGCGTCATCCCGGGGCCGATCGCGAAGGCCTTGGGCATCGCGTCGCCGTCGAAGGTGACGAAGGCCCAGGGGCGTTGGATCGCCCGCGGCCTCGTCGACGGGCTCACCGGCAGCACGAAGCAGGTGAAGTCGGCGGCCGCGAAGTTGGCGGACATCGTCACCGACAGCCTCCGCCCGGGGAAGACCCGGTCGAAGGCGCTCGGCCGTATCAGCTCCGACAGCAAGAAGCTGATCAAGCTGGCGACCCGGGAAGCCGTCGTCGCGGCGCGGCTGAAGACCGCGCAGAAGAAGCTGGCCGACCAGATCAAGGCCCGCGACACCCTCGCGGCCGACGTCAAGAAGGGCATCCTCGAAGCCGGGAACATCACGGCCGACGGCGGGCCGACCTCCGCCGACCAGATCATCCAGACGCTCGACGCCCAGGTCTCCCGGGCGCAGACCTTCGAGGCGCACCTGGCGGCGCTCCGCAAGAAGGGCCTCAGGGCCGACCTGATCTCTCAGATCGCGCAGGCCGGGGTCGAGCAGGGCGCGTCGGCGGCCGCCGCACTGGCTACGGCGTCGAAGGCCCAGATCAAGCAGGCCAACAGCTCTCAGGCGGCGCTCGTCAAGGCCGCGGGGAACGCCGGGACGACCGCGGGCAATGCGATGTACGGCGCGGGCATCCAGGCCGGCCAGGGGCTCGTCCGTGGGCTCCAGCGGGAGCAGGCGGCGATCGAGCGCCAGATGCTCAAGATCGCCACCGGCATGCAAAAGGCCATCAAGAAGGCGCTCGGGATCAAGTCGCCCAGCCGCGTCATGGCGCTGATCGGCCGGTTCATCCCGCAGGGCCTGGCCGAGGGCATCGACGGCGACCGCGGCCTCGTCGACCGGTCGATGGCCGGCCTTGTCGACCCGGACGCGGTGCTCACGCCGCCGGGCGCGAGCTCGTACAGCGGAGGCTCCGGCTCCGGCCCCCGGGGCGCGGCGGCACCGACCGTGATCGAGATCCGCTCCGACGGATCCCGCCGGTCCGACTGGCTCATCGAGGAGCTCCGCAGCTCCGTGCAGGCGAAGGGCGGGGACGTGCAGCTCGTCCTCGGCGGAAGGAGGTAGGCCATGGCCTTCCCCGAGGATCCGCTCGGGCTCCGCGCGGAGCTGCGGATCGGTACCACCTGGGTGGACGTGACGAAGCGCGCGTACACGCGGGACCCGATCCGGACGGTGGCGGGGATGAGCGCGCAGGGCACCGGTGTGGACCCGGCAGCCCTGTCGCTCACCCTCAACAACAAGGACGGGGTGTTCAGCCCCAGGAATCCCCTGTCGCCGCACTACGGGCGGCTTGGGCGAAACACGCCGGCCCGGGTCTCCGTCCCCGGAACCGAGACCTACCTCGGGCTACGCGGGTCGGGGGCACGGGCAACCGCGTCTGCCACGGGGCTGCCGAGCGGCACCACGGACCTGGACGTGCGTATCGAGCTCACCCCGGATACGTGGTCTCCGGCGGTCGGCGGGGACGCTGAGTTGATCAGCCGGTGGGGTCTCGCCCCGAACCGGGGGTGGGTTCTCGCGCTGGTGTCCGGCGGTCGGCTCCAGTTCAGCTGGTCGGCGGACGGGTCCATTTCGCACAACGTCATCTCTACGGCGCTGGGCCTGACTCCTGGGGAGCGGGCAGCCTTGCGGGTCACCCTTGACACGGACAACGGGGCCAGCGGCCGTACGGTCACCTTCTACAAGGGGCCTTCCTTGGCCGGCCCGTGGAGCATGGTGGGGTCTCCGTGGGTCCAGGCCGGGACCACTTCGACCCACCCTGCGTCGGCGCCGCTTGGGGTCGGTGACCTCGGGTTCATCGGCTGGGTGGGCGTGCCGGATCGCATGCACGGGGCGGAGGTTCGGGCGGGCATTGGCGGCACGGTGGCGGCCCGGGTCGATTGGTCGACAGCGACGGTCGGTGCGACGTCGCATACGGACACCACGGGCCGCGTGTGGACCCTGGAAGGGGCTGCGGGGTTCACCCGGCTCGTCTCCATCTTCATGGGGGAGGTGGCTTCCTGGCCTTCCCGATGGGCACCGTCCGGTCAGGACGCCTGGGTGCCCGTCGAGGGTGCTGGGATCCTGCGGCGTATGCAGCAGGGCCGGAAAGCTCTGAACTCGACGCTTCGCAGGAGGATCCCGAGCGCGGCTCCTGTGGCGTACTGGCCGATGGAGGAGGGCGACAGCGCCACCCAGGCGTACAGCCCCGTCCCCGGCTGCCGGCCGCTGATCGCGCCAGGGCTGGACTGGGCGTCGGCCGATACCCTGCCGGGCTCGTCGCCGCTGCCGACCATTACGACGGGGTCCACGCTCAAGGCCGCGGTGCCCACGTATCCGGCATCGACCAGCTGGCAGCTGGAGTTCGTGTACTACCGGGCCACGGAGCCGACCCTGCTGATGCCCATCCTGGAGCTCACGACAGGGGTCTCTCCGTGGCCTCGGCTGTCCGTGCGGATGGGCCCGGGCGGCGGCGTGACGATCATGGGGATCAGCGCTGACGGCGAGAGCTCGTCGGCCGTACTGACCGGCGGATCGGGTCCGATCGCCGGTCAGTGGAACCGATTCCGGCTGACTCTGACCCAGGACGGATCACTGGTCCGGATCGCCGTGCTGATCATCCCAATCGGCGGTACTGGAGCAGTCTGGGAGCAGTCCTTCACCGGCACCGTGGGCCCGCTGCGCAGTATCAGCGGCACCTACACCTCCGTCCTGGACGGGACCGCAATCGGGCACGTCGTCGTCTTCAACCGGCCTGGTGTGCAGGTGATGGACTACGCGGACCACGGGTACAACCGCGAAACCGCGGGTGCCCGAGCGCTCCGGCTTGCAGGTGAGGAGGGCATTCAGCTCGGCCTCCTGGGTGCTGCGGCCGACACTGCCCTGATGGGTCCGCAGCGTCCGCAGACCCTCGTCGAGCTGCTGCACGAGTGCGCGGAGGCCGACGGCGGGATCCTCATGGAGCGGCCGGACGCCCTGGGCCTCATCTACCGCACGCGGACCTCGCTATACAACCAGGATCCGGTGCTCGTGCTGCCGTACGGATCGATCGCGCCGGCGCTGGAGCCGGTCGAAGACGATCAGGCCGTACGGAATGATGTCACGGCCAGTCGGCGCGGTGGCGGGTCCGGGCGTGCGGTCGTCGAGACCGGTCCGCTGTCCGTTCTGCCGTCCGAGCAGGGCGGCGTGGGCATCTACGACGAGTCCGTCGAGCTGAACCTCGCAGACGACTCGCAGGCCCAGCCGATGGCGTCCTGGCTCGCGCACCTCGGCACCGTGGACGAGGCCCGCTACCCCGGCATCCGAATCGACCTGCACCGCCACCCCGAGCTGATCGCGGCTGTACTTCGCCTCCGAATCGGCGATCTGATCCGGCTGACCGGTCTGCCGCTCTGGGTGGGTGAGTCGACGACAGACCTGCACGTGATGCAGATCCAGCACGATCCGCGCCCGCGCGCCTGGACAGTCACCCTCGTCTGCACGCCGGCGAGCCCGTACAGGGTGGGGGTGGTGGGTGATCGAGTGCGCGGCAGGGTAGACACCAGCGGGTCCCAGTTGGGTGCTGGCGTGACCTCGGACGCCACGGTCCTGCCGGTCACCGTGACGGCCGGGCAGCCCTGGGTGAGTAGCCTCGTGCATCCGACCGACTTCCCGTTCGACGTCGTCGTGGGCGGTGAGCTCGTCACCGTCACCGACATCGTCGGCGCGAGGGGTGACCGCTTCGACCGCAGCGTCACGGGCGGCTGGGGTACCGCCACATCGGGGCAGACGTGGACGACCACGGGGGGGCCGGACTCCCAGTTCTCAGTGCAGGGAGGGTGACCCGTGGCTGATCTGTACGCGAACTACGCCGCGCTGGCGGCGGCCGAGACGGAAGGCGTCGCCTACTCCCGCACCGCCGTGGCCCCGGCGGGGGCGACGTGGGCGGCGATCGCGATCCACGGCGGCGGCATCGAAGGCGGCTCCGGAGAGATCGCCCGCGAGGTCTCTGGAGCTGGGGCGCGCATGGCGTACTACGAGTTCGCCGGGCTGAAGAGTAGCGGCAACAGCGACCTGCACATCACCAGCACCAACTTCGACGAGCCGCAGGCCATCAGCTTGGTCGGTGCCGTTCGTCGGTGCCTCAGCTTCCACGGGTACGTGGGGACGGCCGGGGTGCCGGTCACGGCGATCGGCGGACTCGACACCGAGCTCGTCGCCCGAATCACGGCCTCGCTGACCACCGCTGGGTTCACGGTGACAGACGCCCCTTCGGAGATCGCGGGCACCAACCCGAACAACATTTGCAATAAGACGGCGACGGCTGCGGGCGTGCAGCTGGAGCTGTCCCGCGCCCAGCGGGACCGGTTCTTCCCGGACGGGCAGAACACGCGCGCGGTCCGGGACTCCGGCGCGAGAACGGAGGAGTTCTACCGGTATGCCGCGGCGATCCGCGCCGCCTACACCGGCCGCGGGCTGATCGCGGTGAGTGCCATCAACGCTTCCCGGTACTGCCTGCTGCCCGCCCCGGCCGCCGACGTCGACCTGTACGCGACCGTCGCAACCGACGTCCTGGCTGCTGGAGGCGGGCATTTCCTCGCCCTTGTCGCCCGGTACACCGACGGCAACAACATGTACCTCGCCCGGGTCGAATTCACGACGGCGCAGGCCGTGGTCCTGACCCTCCGCAAGCGGGTCGGCGGCAGCGAGACGTTCCTCGTGCAGCACACCACCGGGCTCACGCACACAGCTGGGGGGCGGGTCGCCGTCCGCTTCCAGCTGGCGGGGTCAGCGCTCCGGGCGAAAGCCTGGCAGGCCGGTACCGCCGAGCCTGCCGGGTGGCAGCTGGAGACGACGGACACCGATCTCACCGCGGCCGGAGAGATCGGCTTGCGCACGATTCTCTCTAGCGCGAATACCAACGTGCTGCCGGTCACGGCGAGCTGGGGAGAGTTCACGACGCTGGGTGGCCCGCAGTCGATGACGGTCACCCGCTCCGTCAACGGCATCGTGAAACCTCACCTCACGGGCGCGGACGTGCGTCTCGCCGAGCCCACCATCGTCGCCCTGTAGGAGGACTTTATGCCCGTTCCCGCGACGCTGTGGCAGCCGGGCATGCGTATTACGGACAGCAGGCTCAACGCGAAGGACTACCAGGCCGGGGTCATCTCGGTGTCCTTCACCAACCAGAGCAGCTACACCCAGGTCGTCACGTTCCCGGAGCCGTTCCCCGTCGCGCCGATTATGAGCGCCGAAATCGCCTCGGGCGCGGGAGTCACCGGCCGGTTCGAGGCTCGGGCGATCTCCGTGAACGCCACCGGCTTCACGCTGTTCATCCTCCTCACGGACGCCGCCGAAGGTCCCGACACCTGGTCGGGCCAGCCGGTGCACTGGACCGCACGCATGCCCACCGCCTGACCTCTCGCTCAGCCGCCAACGCCCCGTGCCACCAGGCCGGGGCTTAGTCATGCCCTGGAGGCACCCGTATGGACACCACCGGCAGGCACCCCAGCACCGCCCAGGCGGTTCGGGGCTTCGCCTACGACCACCTGCCCAAGCATCTCCAGGAGGTGAGTAAGCCCTTCCACGACCTCGCGGAGACCATGCTCAACCGGTTGCCCGACGATCCCGAGCTGAGCGCGGCTCTGCGGAAGTTGCGGGAGGCGAAGGACTGCGCGGTCCTCCTGGCCGCGGTCGTCCGGTCCGATGAGCGGAGCGGATGATGGCGACGCCGCTGTCCGCCGACAAGCTGCTCAAGGCCCTCCGCGACGAAGGCCTCCACGTCGTCGAACACCGGAGCTGGCGTACCAACAACCGGAACCACAAGGGCTCCTGGGGCCCGATGCACGGGGTGATGATCCATCACTCCGTCACCTCGGGCACCGCGTCCTCCGTCGAGCTCTGCTACAACGGCCACTCCGCCCTGCCGGGACCGCTCTGCCACGGTGTCATCGCCAAGGACGGGACCGTCCACCTGGTGGGGAGCGGGCGGGCGAACCACGCCGGGCTGGGCGACGACGACGTCCTGCGCGCCGTCATCGCGGAGAAGGCGCTGCCCCCGGACAACGAGGCCAACACTGACGGCAACCGGCATTTCTACGGCTTTGAGGCCGTGAACCTCGGTGACGGCAAGGACCCGTGGCCCGAGGAGCAGCTGCTCGCGATCGAGCGTGCGGCCGCCGCGGTGTGCCGGGCGCACGGCTGGTCCGAGCGGTCGGTGATCGGGCATCTGGAGTGGCAGCCGGGCAAGGTCGATCCGCGCGGGTTCGGGATGGACTGGATGCGGGGCCGGATCGGCACCCGGCTGGGTGGGGCCCCGAATTGTCCGCCGTCCGAACCGTCGAAGCCTCCGGCCTCGAAGCCGACGTACGAGCCGTTCCCGGGGGCCGCGTTCTTCAAGGTCGGCCGCAGCAGCAAGGTCATCACGGCGATGGGCAAGCGGCTCGTCGCGGAAGGCTGCGGCCGGTACGCGGTCGGCCCCGGGCCGCGCTGGTCGGAGGCGGACCGCAAGTCGTACGCCGCCTGGCAGCGGAAGTGCGGATACAGCGGGGACGCCGCCGACGGCATCCCCGGCAAGGCCAGCTGGGACCGGCTCAAGGTCCCGAACGTCTAGGAAGGACGCACCATGGCACGTTCCACGGACCCGATCGAGAAGAAGGTCAAGGCCAGCTCCGCCGTCACCTACCTGGCGAGCCTCGCGGGCCTGGCGATCCTCGGCGCGGTGACGGACGACCCGTCGCTGATCTCCGGCATGCCGGACACCCTGGAGCCGTTCGTCCTCGCCCTGGTCCCGGCCGCCGCGGCCGCGATCGCCGGGTGGGCGGCACCGCACACCCCCCGTACGGGCGCCTGATGCGCGCCGCGCTGGCCTGGTGCTGGGCGCGGCTGGGCTGGCGCGGCCTCACCCTCCTCATCACCGGCATCTCCTGGGTGACGTACGGGGCGAGCCTGACCGTGCAGCCCCGGTACGGCACCGTTCGGGGCATCAGCGTGCTGCTCGGCTGGGTTCCGATGCCGGTCTGGGGGTGGGGCTGGATCGTGTGCGGTGTCATCGCCCTCGTCTACGCGGTGGCCCGCCCCGGGCGGGACCTGCCGGGGGTCGCCGCGAGCATGGCCCCGCCGCTGCTGTGGAGCCTGGCGTACGCGCTCGGCGGCGCGTCCGGGGCGTCCGGCACCGCGTGGGGCGCGGTGATGCCCTGGGGATCACACGCCGTCCTGATCGCGATCGTCGCGTACCTGACCCGACCGCGATTGATCGTCCCGAGGGTGGTGAGACATGGAACCGAGTAGCTGGCTGGGCCTCCTGGCCGTGCTGATCACGACGCTGGGCACTGTCTGGGGAACGTGGCTGGGCCGGACCCGCACCACGGTGCAGGAGATCCCGGCCGAGGGAATGGCGCCCGCGCCCGCGCAGCCCGAGGGCACATGGACGGTCAGCCCGGAGATGTATCGCTGGTTCCAGGACCAGATGGCCGGGCTGCACAGCCGACTCCGGGCGCTGGAGGACGCCGAGCGGGAAGCCCGGACCCGCGCGGACCGTACGGACCGGCTGCTCGGCCTGGCGCTCGACCACATCAGCCAGCAGGACGCCCGCCTGACCGCAGCCGGCATGCCCCTCGTCCCGATGGACCCCGAGCTCGTCGCCGCCCGCGACGCCCGATGAAACGCCCCCGCCCCGGCTTCGGCCGGAGGCGGGGGCGTCTTCGTGTGTTCCAGGTCAGGCGGCTTCGTCCGGGTCGGGGTGCCGAACGATCTTCTTCACCGTGCTCTCCAGGTCGTATCGGGACTGCCCGGTGGCGGCGGCGTGCTTGGTGTAGGCCGCCTGTACGGCCGCAGCAGTCTCGACGGTGAGTGCGCCGGCCTCCTGCTCGGCCCAGGCTTTCCGTTCCAGCTCGATCAGGGACTCAGGGATGTCGGTATCGGCCACGGCCGAAATCGTATGGCCCGCCCGCTCCTTCTTCCGTTCCGCCCCACCGGGGCCCTTCATGGCTGCACGATGGAGCGGTACAGCCGTAGAAACTCGCGCAATTCCCGACCAGCGGAGGCGGCCATGACCCTACATTTCATCGCAAAGGACCCGGAGACAAACGGCGATCACTGCCCGACGATCTGGTTCGACGACGAGGCGCAGGAGTTCGTGATCCAGGGGTGGAAGGCGGACGCGGCGCTCCAGGCGAAGTGCTTGGAGGCCGGGCCGATTCCAGAGAACGAGGCCGTTGTGCGGCTGCCGGCCCGCATGAGCGAGGTCATGAAGGAGGCGCTCGGTGTCGCAGCAGCTGCCCCCGTTCGCTGAGCTCCTGGCGCAGTGCTCTACGTCCGCCGTGCACCTGGAGACGCGGGACGTCTACGCGACCGACGTGGAGGACCAGGACCTCAAGGCCTGGCGCACGGGCGTGCTGGCGGGCCTCGACGACCGGTCGTCGTGGTGGGGCTGGTTCCACGACGCTGTGGCCGATGCCGTCGCGCGCGGGGTGACCGTCCAGCGGGCTCGCGTCGTCAGCCTGCCCGCCACGGAGTACATCCGCTTCGAGCACGCGTGCACGCCCCGGAACCTCGCCGCGGGCGAGGATGTCCGCTGGCTCCCGCGCGACCAGGCGCTCGGGCTGCTCCTCCCGGCTCACGACTACTGGCTCTTCGACGGCCAGCTGGTCCGCTGGCATCACTTCGCCGGGGACGGTACGCACCTCCGGGACGAGCTGGACGAGCGCCCGGTGTCGGCGGACCGTGCCGGGCAGGCCTTCGCGGCGGTCTGGGACCGGGCCGTACCGCACGCGGAGTTCGTGCTCGACTGATGCCGGCCTCCTCGTCAGCCCGCGTCCAGGAGGCGCGCGACCGGATCGCGTTCCGGTTGCGCGGCCTCCGCTCCGACGCGGGTCTGACGGGGAAGCAGCTGGCGAAGCTCACCGGCTGGCAGGGCTCGAAGGTCAGCCGGTTGCAGAGCGGCCGGTCCCAGCCCAGCGACGAGGACATCCGGGCCTGGTGCCGGGCGTGCGGCGCGGAGGACGAGGCTGCGGACCTCATCGCGTCGGCTCGCCAGGCACAGCAGATGTACACGGAGTGGAGGCGTGTCCAGGGGCGCGGCCTCAAGGGCGTGCAGCAGGCGCGTACGCCGCTGTACGAGCGCACCAAGACGATGCGGGTGTACAGCTCCAGCGTCATCCCGGGGATGCTCCAGACGCGCGCGTACGCCGCCGCGCTGTTGGCCGAGATCTCGCGATTCAACCGGACCCCCGACGACTCCGCCGCGGCGGCCGACGCCCGGGTGGAGCGGTCTCGGATCATTCGGCGCGCGGGCCGGCGCTTCCCGATCCTGATCGAGGAATCCGTCCTCCGGCGCCAGGTCGGCAACACGGAGACGATGGCCGAGCAGCTCGGGTACCTGCTCCAGGTGGCCGCTCTGCCGACGGTGACTCTCGGCATAGTGCCGTCGCGCGCGATGCCCCTGTGGCCTCTGGAGACCTTCACGATCTTCGACGAGGAGCAGGTAGGGGTGGAGCTGCTGACGGCAGCAATCACGATCACGACGCCGTCGGAGGTCGCGCAGTACCTGGCGGCGCACGAGGAGCTCAGCTCCGGTGCGGCGCACGGGCCAGCGGCATTGCGACTGATTGCTCGGGCCGTCTCGGAGCTCGCGTAGAAACCGATAGAAACTTTCCACCGGGCTCGTCTCGCCAGCCCTACGGTCGGCGTATTCCTCACCGACTGCGACGGGGGGCTTACCCGTGATGACGATCAAGGTGTACGAGGTGAACCGCGACGGGCTCACCCGGGTTGTGCGCGAGGAGGCCGAGGTTGTGCCCCTCGAACAGCCGGAGGCCTCTCACCAGTTCCCGGCCTGCACGTGCCCGCAGTGTCAGGAGACGGCGCGGTGAGGCCGGTTGCCGAGCGCGCCCAGCCGGACCAGGCGTACCGCACGCTCCTCGGGCACACCACGACCTGCGTTGCTTGCCGGGCCGCCGGGGGCCCCTGCCCGACCGCCGCCCGGTTGACGCGAGCCTGGCGGAGGGACCGCCGGTGAGCTCCCCGGAGAAGCCGGATCCCGAGCTGGACGACCTGATGTGGCTTCAGAGGACCCGCGAGAGGCGGCTCGCCGACGCGAGGCGCGAGACCTGAGATTCCCGCCCCCGCCGCTGTCCTTGCAGGGAGTGAGCGGCCGGGGCGGGTCACCACCCATCCAGCAGGACGGAGGCACCTCCATGCGTACCACCGACATCCGCCCCAGCGCACCCCCCGGGCGGCACCCATGACGACCACCACGGTGTCGCCGACCGCCGTCACCACCTGCGAGGCCTGCTGGGTGAACCCGGTAGAAGGCGTTCGTGTCACCACCGACGGAGCGGATCTCCTCTGCCGGCCGTGCGCAGTGGGCGGCTACCCGCGGCGCGTAGACCTGTTCCCGCCGTACGGAATCTACGGGCTGACGGAGCGGCGTGTTGAGCAGGGCCGGCACGGGAGCGGGCCGCCCCAGACTCCGCCGAACCCGGGGCCGCCGCTGCCGCACCCCCCGCCGACCCCGTCACCGCCGGGCACCCCGCCGGTTTAGGCGACGAGCTCGGCGAGCTCGACGTCGAGGGCGGCCGCCAAGCGGAGCAGCATGCTGAGGCTGGGGTCGCTGGTCGCGTACTCGATGCGGTGGACGGTCTTGTGGTCCATTCCTGCGCGCTCGCCGAGCTGGATCTGCGTCAGTCCGCTTTCCTCGCGGAGTTCGCGGACACGGCGACCGATCCTCTGCCGCCTGGGGAGCACCCAGTCCGGGGGCGGTTCGGTCGTCACCGATCCACCGTCAGACGATCATGATCGAATGTCTTTACCTGGCCAGGTAAATTCGACGATCATGGACAGCGTGCGGTCGGGTTGTGATGGGCATCCGACACCGACCGCACCTCCCCGGCCAGATTTGGCCGGGGTACGCCGCCCCACCCCTCTCGCGGGGTGGGGCGGTTTACTGTGTGCAGCACGACGCCCCCCTGCCGATTTCACCGGCAGGGGGCGCGCTCTCCGACCCGGAGCCTCCCGAGCATCCGGGCCGGGCCTGTCTGGGGAAGGGCATCAGACGGGGGCCGGGGGTGCCCGCCGTCTCCCCACCGGGCACTCTACGCACGGCAACTCCCGATCTACAGGGGGTAGACCGGGTGCACACAGAGTCGTGACACCGTGTGCGAATTACGGAAGCGCTCGCTCCGGTGACCGGCCCCACCAGGCCATGACCTGGTACAGCGTGCGGACACCGAGTCGATCTCGCAGCGCGGCGAGCTCCTTCGTCACGGTGCGTTCCGCGAGCCCGAGTCGAGGGCCGGCCTGCTGCTGGGAGTACCCGGCCTCCAGCTCGTGCAGGATGGCCCGCTGACGGGCCGTCGTCACCGCTCCTTCCGTGGCCTTGCCGAGGGCTTGCCACGGGGTGGCACGGTCCCACATCAGCTCGTAGATCATCCGCGCCCACATTACGGCGGCCCGGTCGGAGACGTGCCAGCCCGAGTGCGCTTCGGCTCCCTCGACGACGAGGTTGTCGATGAACAGGTGCTGACGATCGAGGAGGACGAGCCGGGGGAAAGGCCCGCCGATCACTCGGACGTCGACGCCGGCCTGGACCAGGACGTCGATGTGTTCCCGGGTCTGGGGGTGCTCGTGGGCGCGGGCGTTGTAGAGCGAACGGACGCGGACCCCTCGTCGGCAGGCGGCGGCGGTGCGCTCGGCGCCTTCGCGGAGGATTTCGGGGTCACGGTCGGCTGGCTCTCCGGGCTGGGAGCTGTAGACCTCGGTGGTGGCGGCGTCGGTGAGCGGCAGGATCCTGGCGTTCATGAGGCCGGGTGTGCCGAGGTACTCCGATCCGGGGCCGCCGTACCAGCGGTGCGGGTCGTAGTCGGCGGCGAGGGCCTCGACGGTGGGGATCTGTCCGATGCGGTGGACGGTGGCGGCGAGGTCAGCGAGGGCGGCCGTCATGAGGTTCTGGGCGACGGCGCGCGGGTCGTGGGCGATGTACTGGCCGGGCGCGTACGGATCGGGGGCGACGAGGCCGAGGTCGACGAGGTGGGCAACCCCGGTTTCGTCGGGCGGAGTCCCTGCAGAGACCGCCCGGTAGGTTTCTGTGGCCGTCTCCGCGAGTAGAGGCGGGTATTTTTGCCCATGTTTCGTCACGTTTCCCCCGTTTGGCGCGACACAGAAATCCGTACGTGCGGATTTCAGCACGGCGCGCCCCTTGGTGTCACCAGGTCGGCATGGGAGCCTACGTAGAGCAACGGGGAAGCGAACATGCTTTCGATTAAGGGGTACCCATGGCCACATCCAGGATCGGTCTGCTCGCCGCGTCGCTGCTCGTGGCCGCCTCCGCCGCCGTCGGAGTGGCTGCCACCGCAGCCGCCGACGAGGCGTACCCTCCCCCACCAGCGAGCGGGACGGGCCAGGGACCGGCCCCCGCGCCCGCCCCCACATCACTCCCCTCGTCGACCGCCTCACCCGCTGGCGACGTCGGCTGGGGCTGA